TCAACTGTTAACGCTATATCTGTTTTATCAACCCTTTCCCAAGGTAGCCATACTAAATTAGTAAAATCCCAACGTCTTGAATACACCCTATTATATTGATATGGATAAAATAAAGCACGTGTATATAAATCATGTGCCGAACTTCTAAAGACAGTCATGATACCACCATTGTGAATGCAAGTATCAGTATCACCATCTAAAACTTTTGTTGTAAATACATCTTTTGGGTAAGTACTAATAACTGCATCCATTGAATTTGAAGCAGTAGCGCTATTAACTGACATAGGCACTTTAATTGGTGATTTAATTGAACCGTTAATACCTATAAATGTACTACTAGAATCTGTATATTCTCCTAAAGCTACCGCATTTCCTTTGTATTTTACAGCTTCGCTAAATTTTAATATAGGTATATTTTTACCTTTTACATAATCTATAAAACTGCTTATTTTGTCTGAATCTGCTTGAACAAAGTCTGCTGAATGTGATAATACTATAAGCCATTGATTATTAGCATTAGCATTGTCAACTGCCAATTTTAATTGGTCTAATGTGTTGGTAGCAATAAATATTCTTTTTAATGCCCAGTTGTCTACTGGCATAGTATTTACATGTATATTATCAGCATCCCATGTAGCAACACCATGCGTATAATATTTTCTTGTTACATTTTTAAGTGCAACATTGGTTGATAACAAACCACCAGGATATACAAAAGTATCATATCCATCAAAGTTGTTATCTTTTAGCCATTGTTGTGAGTTTTTGCATTCTGTATCAGCCTGTGTTGGAGTTAATGTTCCAAAGTCAGAATGTGTTTCAGAATGTGAAACTATATCATTACCTTGTGCTTGTCTATCTTTTAATTGTTGTAAAGTCATATACCCACCAGTACCAACTTTACTAGTTATGGTAGCTAAAGTTATATTAATATTTTTATTGGATAAAATAGAATCCCACCATTGGGGGTAAAGCCAAGTTGCATCATCATCAATAAATGTAACTATCGCACCACTATAATTAGTAGGATTATTTTGAGTAGTCCTTATTTGTTGCACATTTTTGGACAATTGTGAACGGTCATTTTTAATTGCAGTCGCTAAATCTGTTTCTGTTAATCCATTTCCAGTTAAATCTCCAAGTTTATCTGAATTTGAATTAATTGCATCTTGAGTTTTAGTTGTATTTTCATCAATAGTATCTATAACTGCTTGTGTTACTATGTCCCCCGTCTTTAAATTTAATTGGTCTAAAATTATATCTGACATAATTAAATCATTCCTTTCATATTTTATTTTTTATATAATAAAAGACCTAGATTTCTCTAAGTCTTTTATTTACGTAATAATATAATTTATTATTTTTATGATATTTTAATTGCATATGTCCATCCTTCAATTGTTGTAATATATAAGATAAAATACCTATCATATTGCTCTATACATGGCGTTCCTTCTATTCCACCTCGAATACACATTTGTTTTATGAGTTTTCCATTTACATTTAAGAAATGAAGACCTCCAATCTGATCTCCTTGAATTAATATCAAACTTTCATTTAATATTGCTGATATCATACTTGTATTAGTAGAATCCATAGCTTTGTAAACCCATTCACATTCACCAGTCTTATCATATCCACAAATATAACCAGTATCACTTCCACATACAAAACCATCTAATGAATTTTCAACTAACGGACGACAATCTATATCTCCACCTACATCCTTGGTATAATTTTTTACCACTCCTGTATTTCCATTTAGTATGTAAACTCTATTATCCCTACTAGATACTAATACTTCTAAAATACCGTCATTATCAATATCTTTTACAGATAAGAAACTGTCATTACCCTCAACAAAAGAGGTAGACCATACAACCGAACCATCAGTAGCTTTTAAGCAATATACATGTTTATCTAAACAGTTAATTAAAACTTCTAAAATACCATCATTATTTACATCTAAAACTATAGGGTAAGGTTCGATACCTTCAAGGATAGACTTTTTAAATATTAAACGTCCATCACTAGCTTTAATTTTAACTAATTGTCCGTCAAATCCAGTTATATATAGATAGTAAACTGTATCTTCTTCACTCAATGTTCCACAATGTTGATAATTTATATCGCTTGTATACTTGGGTATAATTTTATACGTACTTGTACTGTCGGGAACAGTTGTCCAATTGTCATAGAACCATAATTTATTTGATTCAACTCCAGATATCTCTAATATTTGACCATTACCAGTTCCACTTGTTATTTGAACACTTGCGTTGAGTCCTTGAACTCCTCGTATAAATGAATTAGCTACCCACGATTTAGTTGTGTCTTCTAAAAAATAACTTCCAGCAGTTTTAACTTCACCAATTCCTTCTCTATCGTAAAGGTTTTTAAATGACCAAAGTAGAGTACCACTTTCACTTAAACAGTAAATAGTACCATCATGTGAAGCTCCAAATATCTCTATTTTACCATCATTATTTACATCTTCGGCTTGGCAACGTCCATAACAGACATCACCTGTAGCATAACGCCAAATGAGTTCACCTGTATTTGCATTTCTACAATAAATATACCAGTCCCAACTAGTGTATATTAAGGCTTTAACTCCTGTTGATAATGTTTTTAGTATTGGACTTGAGTATATAGGCTCTTTGCCATTTGATTGATTTTTCCATATTATTTCTGATTCTAATGAAATATTAGATAAATAACTGTTGTTGATAGTATTTATCATTGATTCAAAATTTTCATTTATTATATCAAAAGTTGATGAGTGCAATACTTCGCCATCTTTTAAATTTATTTTTCTCAATGTATTCAATTTTTTCATCACCTTCGTTTATAATTTATTTAATTTAAGTTAATATCATAAGTTAATCCGTTGTTTTGTAATGTGTTCATATCTTTAGCATCACCACACTCGGTGAAAGAAAGTGAATAGTCATATATAGAAAATCCTGTTTCCTCGTCAAATGAAGGATTTTTACTTGGCTCTCCAATAGTGCCTAATATGTATAAACTGTGATTCCGTATTAAAATCGGTTTTCCACTATGTATAAATGACTCAAATGCCTCCCTATATACTTTTTCAGCTTTTATATCTACCTTTCCATTATCATTCTCAGTTGTAGGTGAAATTATTTTTACATTTATATTTCCTGTTAAATATTTACTTTCACCACACAATAATGCAGGAAATTTTGAAGATAATGTCTTTTGATAAACTTTGTCTTCATTTAATTTTATTTCGCTTGTTTTTAAATCAAATCTTAACGGGTAATTCTTCAGCTCACCAATTGTATCTCTTCCAGTTAAAAACATTGAGAAATATTCTGTTGTTATTGTTTTTGTAACTCCCACACCTTCAAAACCTTGCAATATAGGAACTAATGCGTATTCATACAATGTACTATTTTCAATGAGATAATCTAATAAATCATAATTTTCTATATTTAAGTCATAGTTTATATCTATCATAGTTTCCCATTTCAATTCTCCAACTTTTCTACGTTTAAATCTTATCTTTTGTATTTTTGAACCTGAACCACTAACATTTCCTGCTTCAAGTGTATTTAATGCTTTCCAATCAAATGCAGTATCAATTCCCCAATCTTCTTTAGCTATTGAATTTGTACTATCCAAAGTTTCATCTATTTTGAGTTCATCAGATATACTATTGGATACCATTAGTGAAGATACTTTTTTAGAAGTGTGACAATTACCAATGAAAGGTTCTCCATTTCCGAATCCTTTTCTTGTAATAAACATTATATTATCACCTCACTTATTTTAATTTATTAAGCGTATGCATACCAGCACACCGTCTTACTAGTACCGTTGTAAGTCCACGCAGACTGTACTGCACCACTAGTATCTGTTCCAACTATAATGGTTGGCAAGGTAATCGAAGCTGACGTTATTGTAGCTGTATTATAATGACTTCCACGGAAAACACGCCATCCCGGTCTTTCAGTCATATTAATTGCAGTATAAGTATAAAATTGAGTAGTGTTATTATTTGGGTATGCGATTACATAATATACTTTTGGAGTAAATGATAGATTAGGAAGAGTAATTGTTAAATTATTATTAACCCAGTTAATATTTGAAGTATCAGAACACTCTAATGTAATTGCACCACTTGCATAATTAGTTCCACCCATACTTTGTACAGTTATATTATTTACTAATCCAGCTAAATTTCTCAATGTATCTCCACTACTAGCACTAATACCTTTATTCCCTAAATTACCAGCTAAAATATTCTTATCATATTGAATTTCATTTGTGATTTCAGCAAATGTGTTACTGCTTGATAAATTACCAACAACACCAGCAACACTAGTTTTCCCGTTATTGGCATACGTAAAAGCCGAATCTGCCCTTGCTTGTGCTGTGTCAGCTTTACTTGTTGCTATATTTGCTTGAGATTGTGCAGTATCAGCCTTGCTAGAAGCTGAATTTGCTTTAGTCATCACCTCAGCTAAACATGTTTCAGCAGTACTTCCACTATATAAATTAGCAGTATCAACAACTGCAACTTTACTAGCAGTCAAATCAATATTATTTACTTTATTCATTACTTCTGATAAAGCACCTTCAACATTTCCACTTGTAAAATAGTTAGCACTGTCAGTTATTGATATATCACTAGCATTATTTGTTGGAACTACCCAATCAGTACCATTATATCTTTTTAATTTATTAATAGTAGTATCCCACCATATCATATGAGTATCTGTTGGTTGAGTTGCACTAACAACAAATTTATCAATATATGTCCATTTTGTATTATCTGTTGGTAATATTCCTATTGTTCCGTTTTGTTTGGCATAATACATTATTTGATTGTAACTACAAGCGTCTCCTATTGCATAAGTAGTAGTTGATGAATATTCACCTTTATAATTTATATTTAAACTAGGATCTCCTTTATCTCCCTTGATGGTAAATCTTGTCCAATATGTATCACTAGATATATTTTCATTTGGTTCATGATTTAAATTATTTCCATCATATATACTCATAAACCCATATCCATTATGTTTTACTAGATTACCTAAAACAAATGTTGTAGTTGAATTCCAATCACCACGATCTTTATACTGTTTAAGTAAATTTTCAAACTCTTGTTGTTTTTGTTCGTAGAAAACTACTACTCCATCTCTCATATACATTTGCATAGTCCTTATACATGCACATAATTTATTCCAAGTCTCGCTTGTAGGCATATATTCTTGTAAGTTAGTTAATAAAGTTGTCATTTCTGCTTTTTCTGCATCAGTTGTGTATGTCTTATTTTTTAATACATAATATCTATCTATCATATCTGAATGTGCTTTATCTATATCTTGAAATACAATAAAATCGTCCATTGTTAAATTATCATCTGTAGTAAAACTAGACCACTTTATTGCTTCATTATCCGTCATAGTTATTGCCATATACTAATTCCCTCCTTATTTTTTTTAATACAAAAATAGACCAAAGAAATTAATCTCTAGCCTATTTTTACATTACTATTTAGCCATTGTTGTAAATTTGATGTATTCCAATTTGGATTACCATTTATATATACAGATTCACTTGCATCAAATTCTTTTCCCATATCAATCACATCACTAATTAAAGTAATAGTATTATTAATTGAATCTATATTATTTATTGTAAATTTGATGACATTTTCTTTATATCTGATACTATTACTTTTTATTCCATCCCCAACTTTTAAATTAGATATTTGTTGTATATCAAATAAATTGAAAATTTTTGTCGTAATAAAATAACAATCATCGGTACGGTCTTTTATGGTTGATACTTTTGTTGTACTTGGAATGTCTACCATGATTCTTATTCCTATTGTTTTGTCATTTGGAAAGGCATTATATTTCTTTCCAATATTATTAATAGCTATTAACTTATTGCTATCATCTATTGAAATATCTCTTGTAAAATAATTGCCATTTGATAACATTGCATTAAATTCATTAGTTGATGAATCGCCAAGTATAGCTTGTCCTATTATTAATTGACCTATTTTGGCAGATGTTCCTATTGAAGGTGTAGATGAGAAATCATTCATAGAAGGTATACGAACTTTCATTATTTCACCATCTATAATTTTATCTTTTAATAAACTAACAAATTTACTATCTAATTGGCTTAAAAATCCATCTATATTAGCATAACTAGGTATTACATCTTCTGTATGACTTTTAGTGAACCATGTGCTTCTTCCGTCAGTTATTCGCTTTACATCAAAGTTCATTAAACCTAAATCTACATCATTTTGAATAAAGAAATATAATTCGTCAGTTGATAATATGTCACCTTCTATAGTTTTATGTAATTCATATAATTTGATTCCATTAACTATCTTTGTTAATGAGAACATATTTCCCCATCTAGTCAATTGAATATAATTTCCATCATCTAAAGTAAATTTCACAAGCATAACATCATTATCTTCTAAGTCTCTTGCCCATATTTTAGCAGTCCAATCACCATCTAACCTAAATGCACCATCGGAGTCCCAAATTACAGTAGAATTATGTAGATTTGCCCACTCACCATCTATATAAGTCACATTATCACCACTATATACTCTTCCAAGTATCTGTCTGACATAAGTAGTTATTTTAACACTACCTGTAGCATTATCATTGATTAAAGTCATTACTGCGGGTAATTTAGATTGTAAATATATACAGTAAAAGCTTTTCTGTATTGTCGCTATCATTCCACTTGCAGTTTGAATTTTTAATTCTATCACGTAATTTGCCTTATTATCTAAGTTAGAAAATTGGTATTGCAAAGCTTTGTCTAATAAAACATTACTAGAATCTACTTGTACCCCATCTTTTAATAGATTGAATACATAACTATATACACTATCATTATCTGCTTGATAATACGTAGCTTGCATTACAGGATTAGGCGTTTGTATCATATCATCTACAATAGTTGTTACTAATAATTGTGGTGTGGTTAGTGCTTTTACCAAAACAGTATCACTCCATGCACTATATTGTCCACTTGTATTATAAGTACGTATTTTAATTTGGTATGTCTTTCCATTAATTAATGTATTCTTTGGTATAATGTTTTCAAAATCAAAGGACTCAACTTTTTTATTATAAACAATTATAGATGAATTTGAATTATCTATAATATTTATTTCATTAGCATAAACCATATCTCCACCTGTTACTGTAAAAGAGATAATTTCATCAAATGTAGCATCAAAAGGGGATAAAGATAGTGAATTACTAGGTGTCACTATTACAGGTCTTGTTAAAGCTGATGATGTACCCACAGTTGAATCTACAACTTTGTTGAATAACCAATTTCTTGTAGCAATATTTCCATAACTATCTGTAACCACTATATTTATTGTATGAACGCCTGCACTTAAACTCTTCCATTGTTCAGTTGATAGTGTAAAAGTAAATTCATTTTTTGAAGATTGATTTTCTAATGTTCTAATATTTGTATTCGAATCAATCATTTCTACAATTTTAAACAAATCATCATCAGGATCAGTAATTGTATAAGCCTTTACTATATTAGATGTATAACTACCTAATGTAGTATCTGAGTCTGATATAGTAGGTGGTGTATTATATTGAGATAACATTAAACGCCAGTTAGATTTTGTATTTACATTTATTGTACTTGAAGCATTAATTGTATTTCCACCGCGTATTATATTATTACTGCTTGTCAATGTTTGAGTTAAACAAGGAGTTTTCCACCAATTCCATAAATTATTAGAATCACTAGATGATATTGTACTATCCGAATAACCACCATTTGTTTCATCTAAAGTTGTAGGAGTTAATAATGTATTTAGGTTTATAGAATTTAACAAATACTTATCATATTCATCAGAAGCCATTAAAAGAACTTTATATTTTATATTCTGCAATGTTACAATAGTATTTCCACTTATTAAACCTTGAATTGATAAGTCATTATATGAAATGTTAGATAGCACATTTCTATCAGAAATCAATATATTTTTACTTCCATCTGTGAAACTAACCCATTCTATTTGATAATTTAAATCTGAACTACTAGTTTTTAATTCTAATGTTGCACCATTAATAAATTGTGTAGGTGTACTTTGATTAAATTTAACTTGCACACCATTCATAAAAAGTGTCCCTAATTTTATCTTATTAATCAATCATTTTTCAACTCCTTTCTATTTTTTTAATTTATTTAAATCATGTTAAAATCTACGATTTATGTGCTTGGATAATATATCTTGTGATTAGTTAAGGTCATTAACCCACCTACTTTTAGGTCTATAGAAATCTCATCTACAAGATAATCATTATCTATAATCAAATTATCTGAAGTATATTTTACTTTTATTTTCTTATTTGGTTGTAATCTAAAATCTTGTAATATTTCCATTGATAATTTTTCTTTATAGTTTGTTCTCTTTTGACATTCATATTTTGCTTGATTATTACATTGTTCAGTAGTTTGCAATTTATCATTAGTTATTGTTATTGGCTTTTCTCCATATTTACTATAAATATTTAAAGGATTATTCAGATTAGTCTCTTTATATTGTCCTTTTTGTTGTATTGTTGAATTTTCTATTGTTTCACCAATAATATTGACCACGTTACGAGCATTTGTAAAATCTTCATCTACTTCATATGAAACTACTACGTCTGATTCAATAAACTCTTGAAATATAGCATCAGTTGTCCTATCATTTATATATTCAAAAACTAATATACCGTCCTCATTGAAATATAAATCATAATTTAAAGCATCGTCCATAATTGATTTTAAATGGTCAGTAACATTAGACTCAGGAGATGAAGATATTTCCTCAATTGTAACCAAACTTGTCGCTTCTATTTTCATTTTATCTACTGATATGCCCATGATATTAATAGCAGTTGTTTGTATTGCTGTTGATATATTAGTCCCACTTGTTACTTTTGTAGTCATACTTTCGTCAAGACTTCCTCCAAAAGTACCATCATATTGTGACATTAAATCTACTAAACTAATTGTTATCTTTTGATCTGTAGTTGATTTTAATATTTGAGGATTACTTAAAACAAAAATACCCATGTTGTAATCAGCAGATATAGATGTGATAATGTCAGTAACAGTAATTATTACTCTCACCTTATGTATTAAATCAATTTTATAATACTGCGTACTTAAATCTTTTGTAAGTACCATGTCTAAACTGCCACTACGCCTACTATAATTACTATCTACACTATTTTTTATAGTTATACTTCCACTAGTAGCTTTTCCCTGTAATTCATCTACTACATTATAATTACTATCTAAAAGTTGTACTTTAACTAACGTTTTTTTGTTCCTAGACCTTGCACATATTTCTTGAGCATTAGTTGACATTTTAGTAATCCTCCTTTCATTTATGTAATAATTTATTCTATTTCCAATTTGGTTTTTTACATTCTATATATTTTCTACTAAAATTCCCATTGAAAAAACGTATAATAACATTATCTCCTATTTGGTAAACTGTATTATCATTATTCTTTTTGGGAATATCATATTCTACTCCATCAATTTTTACTTTGTGTTTTTCATTTCCATCTATTAAGGAAGTTATTACTCCAATTTTTTCAGTTGTATAAGTAAATTCATTTAAATATTTTTGAATTCTAATATCTATTGTTTCTATTAAATCTTTATGTAGGGACATTATAATTCCTCCTTATAGAGTAAGAGATACTAAAATATTATCTAGTATCTCTATTATTTAATTTATTGATTTTAATACACTTGTTTGCTTTGCTTTTGTTAATAAACTACTTAGGAAATCTTCTGCATTATCTGCATTCACAGTTACTCCGTTTATTACAATGCTTGTACTACTTGTTGTTGACTTATTGCTATTATTAGTTGTGGAGTTACTAGTACTTGTTGAAACACCAGTTGAAGAAGAATAACTATTTAATTTACTAACTATACTATCTCCTATACCACTTCCTATTTGACTTGCATATTTTTCAAATGACTCTGTTGAATAAGATGCTAATACATTAGCTTGATAGCCTGTTACAGATTGCTTATATGTATTATTTGCACTTTGCACATCTGATATATCTACGCTGGATGAAATCTTGTCTTTTGGATGCATAATATTATAGGCTTTAGCATATTTTTCATAAGCTTTTGCAATAACTTCTAATCCTTGTAATACATTATCTACTGAACTTTGCACATTAACTACAATATTATTAAACCTAAAGTCATTAACTGTTTGTACTAATTCTAAAAATTTATTATAATAAGTAGTATATTCTTCTGCAAAAACCTTTAAACTGTCCATTTCACTTTGTTGCGATATATTTTGTTTATCAAGTAATTTTGCATAGTGAGAATCTATTTCTGCTTCAATTGTAGCATTAATAGTTTTTAAATTATTTAGAGTATTAGTTAAGCCCTCATTGTCTATATCCACCGTTTTTTGAACTTGTACTTTTTTATCATTAATATCAGCTTCGGTTATATTACTAATACTTTTCTTAGATAATAACTCATCATAGGTTTTATTTAATATGGTAATTGAAGTAGTAGCCTCATCTGCATTATCACTAATAGCACTTAAATGAGCATCTATGTCACTTTCATCTACATTTGCTTTTAGATTCATTTTATCCTTATTTTTTGTTACATATCCTGATACATCTCCACTATTAATAGCATCATTTGCTTCTGATGTTGTAAAATTGGCTCTTAATGTAGTTAAGTCTTCTAATGCTTTCTTAGTTCTAGTTAATGTAAGCGAAATTGAATCTGAAATAGCATTCCAATCATTATTGTGTTCTTCTTCTAATTTTTTTAATGTATCTTTTGCCATTTTTTCAATGTCGGAATAATTATTCTCGAGACGCTTCGTATCTCTATCTTGTGATTCTTTCAAATCATCTGAATACTTATCTAAATATTCTTTTTTCTTTTTATACAAGTCATCTTCTGCTGTTTTTTCTGCTTCAATAACAGTTTTTTTATCTTCTATTTCTTTTTTTGCATCATCTAAAGCATTTTTTCTATTTGTATCATCGAGAGTTTTTTGAGCTTCTGTAACTTCTTTTTGTTTAGTTGCTATAGCAGTAGTGTCTACTTCACCTACATATGACCATGCCCCTGAACTATCCTGTTTTAAAGTTTTTACAGTCTTTTGTGATTCTAAGTTACTTAACTCTTTTTGCTTCTCTAATAAATCATTTTTCTCTTTTTCTAATTCATTAGCTCTTTCTATTTTGTCATTATCTTCATCTAATTTCTTAGATTTGTTATCTAAAGCAGTTAATTCATCTTCATAATCATTCATTATTTGGTTATGTGCATCTTCTTGTGCTTGCTTAATAGATTCTATTTTATCTGTTTGTGCTTTTTGATTAGCTTCTAAAGTTTCAGTTTCAATGCTCTTTTGGTCTTCATACATCTTCTTTAATTCATCAATATCAGTTTTTTCGATTTCTGATTGAAGTTTTGCTACTTCTAAACTTTCTTGCCGTAATTCTTTCGATGCTTTAAGTGTCGCATTTTCTAGACTTTCTTGTGCATCTGCTGTAGTTACTGTTGTGTTTTTTAAAGCTTGTAACTGTTTATCAGCTTCATCTACTATTTTCTTTTGTTCACCTATTTTATCATTTACAAGTGAAACTTTTTGAGTAAAATTAGAATCATCTATATCACCTAATCCAGTTATTTTAGCATCTATTTCTTCAATATCATTCGATATGATATCTTTTGCTTTATTATAAGCATCAGTGATATTATCAATCATTTTCTTTTCAGAATCTTCAAGTTCTTTTTCTGCTTTTTTAGCATCTGCTTTCGAGGTGTCTTTAGCTGGTGTTCCAGTCCCACCATTACCTATACTTCCACCACTAAGACCTTTTTCAGCTATTCCGAACTTATCAAAACTAGCATTAAAATCATTAATTCCACCTTGTACTTGTTTTTGTTTATCAGCTAAACTTTCTAACGCTTGAATATCTTTACCATATAGCTTTTCTGAATTTAGAGAGTTAACATCACTACTTTTAGCATTATCTATAGCTTTGGCTTGGTCTGCTATATTTTTAGTCATAGTCGCCATAGCTTGATTAAGTTTATCCATTTCACCTTTAAGTATTTTTAATATACCTTGTTTCGCATCTGCTAAACTTTTAAAATTACTTAGATCAATAGAATATCCTTTTACAGATGTATCAACATACTGACTAAGCCATTGATTAATCGATTCGCCAAAATCTCCCTGAATGCCTTGCTTAAGTTCATTTAGTGTTTTGTAATTATTTGTGTCAATATTGTAAGCATCTTCACTATTAGTCACAAATGAATTTAGAAATGCATTAAGCGAATCTTCAAAGCTTTGATTGTTTTTTATTTTTTGTGAATAAAATTCTTGGTCTGATCCCATCATGATTTCATAGTTAGCCAACTGAGAATCTGCTTGTTCTTGTATCTTTTGTTTTAACGACTCTTCAAGTTGTGTTACATTTCCAACTTGACTCGCTAATTCAGGATAAGCCTTAGAGATTTGTGTAACAAGAGTCGGTGTTAACGAATGTGTTTTATTAATTTTATCAAGATATCCTTGCATTTTGGCAATTGCTTCTGTAGATTTTCCATATTCTTTAGTAGCATTTGCTATAGCATTTGCATTTTCTTGTTCTTTATTTGTTTGGTCATCTACACTTGGGGTATCAGAAATTGCTTTATTTAATTCTTGAATTTTTTGCTTTGCATTACTTGCATTTATACCTAAGTTAGGATACGATTGTGATATTTTACTAATAGTTTCCGAACTTACCGAAGAACCCTGTCTTATTTGATTCATAGCCTCAGAAACTAATTTAGTATTACTATTAGCATTTGATGATGTAGTTTTTATTTCTTTACCATAAACATCCATGCTTGATGATGCTTCTTTTATACTATTAATCATTTCATTACTTATTGGACTTTTTAAACCCATACCATTGAGAGTATTATAATTTGTCATAATGGTTTGTAATTCTTGATTTATATCCATAAGTTTCTGTTTATTCTGTAATTCTGAATGTTTATTTTGATCCCTGACAGTATCTCCACTACTCCAACCAAGTGCATTATTATTTTTTAATTCTTCATCAGACATCGTTGCGTATTTCGCATTAGACTCCATCATTTGTCTATATCTCTTCATTTGTTCTATTTTTTGTTGTATGGTTTTATCACTGATACTATTATCATCAAAATATTTTTCAGACTTCAAAGCCATTTCTTGTTTTTTTAAATCAATTATATTTTGAATAGCTTTTGATTGATTTTTGTAATCTTCACTTTCACTGTTCAATAAACCTTCTAATTCTGGTGCTAGTTGGATTAATTTTTGATATACTCCTGATAATTCTTGTTTCTTTTGCTTTGCTTGTTCCGTAGAAAGACTTCCATTATCTAATTCTTTATTTAAATTTTCATATTGGGTTTTTAATTGTTCCAATGAACTAATATCAGTTTTACTTTGTTGAATACTTTTTAATAATTCTTCATTTTTTTGTTTAGCTTGTTCTGTAGATGTTCCAAATAAATCTAATGCAATAACTGCTGTAGTTATACCTATTGCTAATAAACCAAAAGGATTCGTAGACATAGCAATGCTTAATTCGCCAATTGCAATTTTCATTAAACCTACTCTTGATATAACTGAAGTTAATGTTGTGGCATATTGCATTAATCCACTAATAGCACCTATTATTGCTTGTCCTTTGAATATTAAAAAAGCAGTAGTTGCAAGTCCTACAATACTGGGCAAATTCCCAAAAATTGAAACTACACTAGTTAATCCATCAACCATATTTTTTACAGAATCACTTGATATCGTTGATACCCAAAATTGCTTAAATGTTTCTTTTAATTTGTTTAGTTTACCTTCAATACTATTCATAAAAATTTGTTGTTCACGCATAGCTGATCCATTTGAGTTCAATGCAGTCGTGTAAGCGTCTGTTCCTTCTTTCATGTTAGTCATCATACCACTAAAAATATTTCCTTGCCTTTGACCAGCAATTACATATTGTAAATAAGACCTTTGAGCATCTGTTAATTTTGGATAAACTTGCGATAATTCAGTCATTTGTTGATAAGTAGATTTGAATGTATTATCATCCTTCATAATATCAATTTCTTGCCCAGTTGTTGCTGTCACATCTTTAATTGCTTGTCTTAATTTGGTTGCAGGGATGCCTGTTTCATCTATTTCGGTCTTCATTCCACGTAATCTCATAGTTATTGTTTTGATGGCATTTCCTACAACTTCAGCATCTTGAACCGAAGCATTACCAGCTACAAATAAACCTACTGATTGCTCATAACTATTTCCTGCTTCTTTCATAGCATTACCCATACGCCTTAAACCTTCGGCAACATTTTGAGAAGTTGATGAATAGTTATTTCCTACTGCATTTGCTACGTCCATTACTCTATTCATATCTTCTAAACTATTTAAATCAAAACCCTTTTGAATAGTTATTAAAGCCTTTGACGCATCATCTATTCCCATATCTGCAACATTTGCAAATATACTAGCTTTTTCTGCACGTTTGCTTGCTTCTTCTATAGAATATCCTAGTTTGCTATAATAAGTTGTAGCAGATATTACAGATTCAGTAGAAGTTCCAACATTTATTGCTATTTTATTTGCTACTTGTGAAAACTTTGATAGTTGTTCTGTAGTTGCACTACTAACCTTAGCTAAATCACGCATTTGTGTATCTATGTCTATTATATTTTTTATACCATCTTTTAAAGCACTAGTAATCATGTTTATAGCTTGATAAGTTCCCATGTAAATGCCTGCATTGCTTAGGGTTCTTCTTATGCTTTGTCCAAATGATTCACTGTCTGTAGTTGCAAGCTTAAGTGCATTGGATGAGTTTTTAACTGCCGTACTTAATTCTCTACTAGCATTAGTTCCTTTTCCTATTTCTTGAGATATTTTAGCTCCATTCAAACTATCTCCATTATTTAAACTAGATAATACCTTTTTAAGATTTTCTATTTGAGAAATATAATTTGACAATTCAGCCTTAGAACTTGAGTCCCCCACTAATCCAGAATATTTTCCACGTAGGTTAGTCAATCCATTTTCTAGCTTCAATATTGCATTTTGAACTCTTACTATTTGTGACTCACTACTACCTAAGTTTTTAATAGTATTTTGTAATTCCTTAATCTCACTATCGGCAGTATTTGTATTAATAGAATTCAATCGTGACTGTATACTTTTTATTACAGATTCATCTATGAACCCATTAAGATTATTACTGTTTTTTGAATTACTTGATAATGTATTCAAACTAGATTGCATTTTAGATTTAGTTTCTTCTAGTTTTTGCTTATAATTTTCTAATGTTTTAATATTTTCACTAACTGCTATATTAGTAGTAGTAAATACTCTTTTAACTTCATTTTCAGCATCTCCAGAAACATTTTTCCATTTCATCGTTTCGGTTACAAGTTTTCCCATATTATCAGTATACGTAATACTTGCGTCTTTAACTGAACCACTTTTTGTTGTATTAAAACTGATTTTAGCTAATTCATCAACAGTTTCCCTAATTACCTTAGCACGTTGTTGAAGTTCATCAAATCCCTTTGAACCATCTCCAATATCTAAGGAACTTCCTTTGACTTTTGTAATCTTTTTTTGTAACATATCAATCTCATCACTTACACCATGCATATTAAAATGTGATTTTAATTGATCTCCAACATTCATTAAAGTACTTGAAAAATCTTTTAAAGATTGATTTATTTGTGTTGTATCTATTTTTAAATCTATACTGGAATTTTTATTCAATTGTTCTATTGCAGTTTTTAATTCTATTTGTACCTCACTAGTAGGTTGTAATTTTATACCTAAGCTAATTGAATTTTTATATTGTCCTGCCATTTATAATCTTTTCTCCTTTCATTTCAAAAATAAAAGAAGTACCGATTATTTGGCACTTCTTTACTTAGTTTTTATATTTAATTTATTTATTAATTCTTGTGCTTTTTCTGGATTATTTTTAAAATCTTTCAATTCCTCAAATTTCATGTTTATTTTATTCCTTTTAAAGAATTTATTTACTTTTGTTTCTAATATTTTAATATCTTGCTTACTATTTAAAATATTAATTAAGGTATTAAAAGCTTTTACATTTTCAATTTGTTCATCTAATATGTCATCTACTACTTCATTAACAAATTTTTGCACTTCTCTTAATAAAAGTTTTAAAATTCTATCACCATCATTTAATTTATTTAATAATTCTTCATCTGTAAATTCGTCTATTTCTGCACCAATGTTGGTTAATTCACGAATAATAAATCTTATACTTTTTGTATCTAATTCTTGATTTACTGTTAGTTCATTTATCATTGTAATGTTATTTTCAATGATTTCTTTTACTTCTTTTAATTGTTCATCAGTAGGTTCAAAAAATGTTATATCTTTATTTGAATATCTAATATTTGACTTTTGGTGTTTTTCTAAAATTCCCATTTATACATTTCTCCTTTATTTTTTACATAATAAAAAGACCTAGATTTACTAAGTCTTATCTAAATTATTATATTATTTTCATATTCCTATTTTGTAATAATTATTATCCCTATAATAGTTGATACTATGCTTAATATTATACAATTAATCCCTACATTTCTATTATAATTATCATCTTTGCTAATCTTTATAGAACCAACTATAATTCCTACTAACGGAACTATTAAAGAAAATAAATATAATATATATGAATTAGAATTTAATATAAATCCTGCTAAAAATAACTGTCTACTTTTAAATAATTGCCATATAATACAACTTATAACAATTAAAATAATTAACAAAAAAATAATTTGATTTAATCCCATAGTATAATCACCTCTTATAGTATAATATACCATATGTTAGATAATTATTCCAATCATTTTATATTGCTATTTTATTATAATCTTCTTTATATTTCCAAATATATCCTCCTGATGTTTTACTTTTTCCACTACAACATTTAGTTATCGCTTTTCTTGATATATTATTACTTTCTTCGGCTTCTTTTGCTGAATCATATTCATTTAAAAAATCTCCATTCAATGATAATTTAATTATTTTTTTAGATTTTCCAGTATGTTTTGTATCTAACTTATAATTGATGTCTTTATTATAATCATTTTTAAATACCCATATATAACTTGCATGAGATTTTGAATTTCCATTACAACATTTTGATATTTTACTTACTGATGTATTTTTTACAAATTTAGAAGCTTCAGTAATAGAAGAATATTCACTTATAAAATCACCATTCAGAGATAATTGTATAACTTCTTTTGATTTTCCGTTGTGTATGCCATTCCATGAATACGTGTTGTTATCAGAATAATCTTTTTTATATATCCATATGAAACCACCATTCGACTTTCTCTCTTTTTTACAACACTTAGATATCTTTGCTATTGTTGCTCCATTTACTAATCTACTAGCTTCTGAAATAGAGTTAAATTCTTGAATAAATTTACCGTTCAAATCTAATTGCATAACTGGTTCTTTGTTATATTCTCCAATTTCGTTATTATAATGTATAGTATCCTTATTAGTTAGTTTTTGATAATCTTCTTTATACATAAACATATAACCACCAGTTGATTTTCTTCCATAAGTATTATTACATACTCCACATATATGTGCTTTATTTATATTTAATGCTTGAGAAACATATTCCATACAGTCCCACGTTTTTATAAAAATTCCTTCTAAAGATAATTGTACAACTTCTCTACTCATAGGATTATCTATTCCTTTTAGCCCTTCATATCCTGAATTCCCAGCTCCTCCATGATTATTATTATATCCATTATTAAAACTGTTAAAAATACTTATCCAACATTGTTCTTTTATATTTAATTCATTGCGACTAAAGGCATAATCAAGTTCTTTATCTACTTTAAAATTATCAAAACCATACTTTTCTATAGAACTTAATAAATGTTTATTATAACTTAATCCTAACTCTTTTAATCTTTTATTCTGTTTATAAACTCTTTCTACATCTTCTCCTTTTCTACAATATCGTCCATCAAATCCTTTATCTTCTGTAGTTTGTCCAATATAAACTTTTCCATTAACTAAATTTTCAACTTTATATATAATTCCATATACTTCTAAGTTACCTATGTTCATCCTAAATTCCTCCAATATAATTTAATTTATTTCTCCAATATTAATAAAAAGGAAGAAAAGCTAATTGGAGATAGCCCGTTCAATGTAATATAAGTTTCGAACCTTATTCCACATCTATTTCTTCCATATCTATATTATAAAGCATTTCTGCCTATAATCAACTCTAAATAACCATTAAATTAATTAAGCTATTTCCAAAATATATTCTTGTCTTTCACCATTTAATTCAATAATTATATTAATTTTATCCTCAAATTCCGTTATGTATGCATAAAGTTATCTCTAAATTTCTTTTCTTCAATTCCTATAATATCAATTCATTAAAATAATAATATCTATATTTTCAAATTTATGGTATAATGTATTCACTGTATTAAAATAGATAAAGGGTTAAAAATGAAATGTTATGAAAAATGAATTTGAACAAATCATGTCCAAAATTAAACCTTAAAACATTAGATTAATATCTATAACAATATAGTAAATCACGTAGTCTTTCATGGTTCTAACGACCATAATCCAAAGTATTTTATCTTAGATATAATAAGTTATTTTTAAGGTAAAATACTTTGGAGGAGGTGATTTTGATGAAAGAGAGACGTATTCATTTGGATTACGAAACTAAACCAGTTTCAGTTAAAAAGAATGGATTAAGCCTTTGGAAAGTTATATTGTTTATTTTAGCATTAGACTCGATATCTAAAGCTATTGTAAATGGTGTTAACCAAGACATAATAAAGACTCTAATTATAAATATTCTGAAGTAAAGAGCCGAATACTTAAATTAGAGCCTACATCTGGCTGAGATACATAGGACGAGCAATCGTCCTTTTTCTTTTATTATACTCTAATTATACCATATTTATTCATTTAAACAATATTTAATTTTATATCGGTTGCCATATCTCACTCAATACTTGTCCATCTCGTCCTTTATACTGAACTCTAATAGCATTGCCATTCATTGATTTGTTTTCTTCTACATATTCAGCAAATACTATATTACTACATCTCTTATAATAGTCATCAACATCTTTAAACTGAGTATCCTTAAACTCATTTTGATAAGGATCGTTTTTAACAATCAATCCAAAATCTTCACCACATTCATTATTTAAAAATTGTCTTGTAAATATTTCAAAATATGACATTTCATCATATCCTTTTAGTTCACTTATTTCTCCATATATATGTATGACTTTTAAGGAGTCACAACCCATAACAATACTTGAGTTTTCTATTTTTTCAACTAAAGTTTTATACAAACAATCTGTAAGGTTATCATCATCAATTAATACTTCTTTATCATTAACTAAAATACTTCTATAAATACCAGTTTTTAATCTTCTAAAGAAATTATATAATTGATTTTCTTTAATGGAATAAAAATTTTGCCTATCAATATTCCATTCTACATGTCCACAAGATAAGAACAATTCATAATTACCTATAAAATCTACATCTTCTATTTCGTAAAACTGACAAAACCAATCGTATTCTTTATGCAGTTCTTTAATGTACTTGCTCACTTCATTGTTCTCAATTATTGCTTCTCTTTTCAAACCTGTTTGCATAAAATTTTCCATAATACAACATCTCCCTTGAATTAGACTCTAACATGTGTTATACTAATATTTGCGATATACTAGGTGATAACTACTTTTGTTATTGCCTTATTTTTATTAGATTGGTTTTGTTTACCAACCTTATGTATTTATAATATCACTCATTAGTTACCTTGTCAACGTATTAGTAATTATTTTTTATATTTGTATCAATTGACACTTAGTGCTATAATATAAATGTAAGGAGATGATTTTTATGAATAAAAACTCTACAAAAACAGAATTAAAAGAATATATATTCAATAGTGATTTAAAATATTTCGAAATAATTGATAAGTTAAATAATTATGGAATATCTACTACTACAAATGCTTTTACTAATAAATTGAATAGAGATACAGTTAGATATACCGAGGTAAAAGCCTTAGCTGATATATTAGATTGTGAATTAGCATGGATTCCTAAGACAAAGGTTGATTCTGGAATAATAACACAATTAAAACGTGGTCATATGGATATAAATTTGTTTGAAGGATTTATTTCTAACATATTTGCATTAGCTAATCCTTTGAATAAAAATACTGACAACAATTTAATGATGCTTTCAATAATATTGAAAAATGAAGAATTAAATAAATCTTTAGTTGAAATATTTGAATATTTAAATAAAAATTATAAACCATTAAAAACAGGAATACAATTTTTAGATGATGAAAAGTACGAATTGGAAAAAGACTAGAACTCAAAATTCTAGTCTTACATATTTTACAACTTCCCACAACAATAAAAGACCTTAGACATTCATATCTAAAGTCTTAATCAATTTAGAATTATTTAGCTAATTTTTCATAATAATCAACATTATCTTGACAAGATTTCACTTTCTTTTCATACTGTGCAACTTTTTGAGTATCTGCAACATATACGTATTGCCATGTTCCATCTGCTTGTTTAACTAATGTCTTATTAGTTAATTGCCCTTTGACATTATTCAATTCTTTTTGTGCTTCTGCTAAATCATCTTTTGCTTGTTTTAATTGTTTTTGATAATATGCCTTTAAATTATCTTGGGCATTTTGAGCATTTTGTTGATTAGTTTCTTGGATTTTCTTCAATGCTTTATAATAATCTTTTTCTTCTTTACTTACATTATCTACGGCTACATTATTAGTTGTATTTGCATTAATCACACCAGTATTATTTAATGTTACACTTGCATTACTACTTGTACTATTATCTACATTGCTAGTTAAATTAGTATTAGAACTATTATTACTATTAGCAGTATTCGAAACATTTGTACTTGTTTCAGTTGTATTATTTACAGTGTTATTTTGAATCCATACTCCATTATTATCAATTTTAAATCCATCAACTATGGTATCATGAGCCATATACCCGTCTTGCCCAAAATAATACCATTTGCCATCTATTTGTTTCCAACCTTTAGACCACGAACTGTCCTCAGCATTCCACCAACCTTTAGTGTCTTGTTTCCATTCTGCACTTGCCCCAGTTAAAGGTAATATACTTATTGAACTTGCTATTATTCCTATTGATATAAACTTTTTAAAGATTTTATTCATTATTATCCAACCCCTATTAAATAGTATTTTTCTAATTATACCATTTGTAAGGGAATGTTACAATATTTACATATTTTATAAACAAATATATTTATTTAACTATATCCATTTTTACAAATATATGGTATACTAATTTTGTACTAAAAGAAATTAACTATAGTTATAGTTTTATATATAACATTTTTAATTCTCTCCTTTTAGTATTAATTTATTTTATATTAATTTGTTTTAATGCCGATATGGTGGATCGGTGGTTGATTACGTTTCCTACCTCAAAGGATTATTGAAAATATAATTCTAGGAGGTGTTGCTATTGGATATGTTTGATTTTATTATTAAAGTAATTGAATTATTAGGTATTATATTAATTTTATATAAAGCACTAAATTCCGAAAACCTAGTTAAAATTCATTACAAAGATTTTTATTTTGAGACAACTGAAAAAAGCACCCCCCACTAAGTAGTGCTAATTCAGTGATTTAGTATTCATTTACATATCAATTCAATAGTCCTTTGAAAACTTTAAAAACGTGATATTGTTTATAGAAATAGCTTAGTGCTTCAACGCTAGGCTTTTTCTTTTTATTATCTCCATTATATCACAATTCTATACTTATTTACAATAAATTTATTTTCCATTAAATTGTAATTACTTCCATACAATGTTATAATTATATTGCCATCTCGAATATTCCTAATTGGGAGGGAGGCGATGGCATGAAACATTGCAAGAAATTTACTATAGATAACGAATTGTTGAAATCAGTACTTATCTTCTTAGGCGGACTTTTTAATATGATAGCATCAGTTTTAAATATACATATCCCAATAATTAAATAACTAATCGAAAAATTTAATAGTTGGAAATAAGAACGAGTAAATATTGTGTAATTAAAAAGCGTGACTGGAACTCATGTGAGATGGTAATGAAGCAATATAGAAAGTTCTTTTTACATATAAAAAATAAGATACTTACTGGAACTAAGCATCTTATCGCATGAAACATTTATATAATTTTGTTTTTAACTTCTTTACAATTACTATTATACTCTTTTACTATTATCTGTCAATAGTTTAATTTAAAAATGAACACTTTAGAATTAATTCAATAATTTCTAAAGTCTTCTAAGTTTACTCATCGTTATTTCAGTCCATTTCTATATTGTCATTTGTTTAGTTTTATTTCTATTAATTTGTTACTAATTAGCTTCTTTTAATATCCCATAAATAAAATCTAATCCTTTAGTTGTAATTGTTGATTGTGTTTTAGACTTATTTTCACCAGCAGGAGTAGTATAATTACGAGTAGTAACATTAAAATATTCTTCATATCCACTATTAGGTAAATTTCTATAACTATCTCCACTCTTATCTTTTGATATAATACATTTTTCTCTTAGCATTTTAGGTAGTGATATTTTATTTAATTTTACTTTTAATCCATTATTATTTGCGGTTGTACTAAGTATTTTACTAGCATTTTCAAAAGTGAAACAACCATCATTATCCATAAATTGATTATATTTATCTTCATATACTTTATACTTTTCTATAGTTAATTCTTCAGTTAATTGTTTTTCTAATTCTATTATTTGATTGTTAATTTGTTGAGACTTCATTAATAGTTCTGTATCACCAGTTGCAATTCCTTTTCCGAAAGTAACATAATATGTATCTCTTAATTGAGAAATTTGTTCTTTTAAAGTTGCTTTTAAAATTTTATTTTCTGCCTTAATTTTAAAATAATCCTCTAAGAATTCTTTATATATTTCTACTGCTTTTTCGCCTTCTGCAAATTTTAAATATAATAAAAATCCCGATTCTGAAAGAATATAAATATTATTGGCTTTTGATATCTGCATATTAGTATAACCTAGTGTTTTCAGAGCTTCTAAATTGTAGTCGGTTTGGTCGACTACTTTTAAATCTAGAATATGTACATCTTCAAAATGTTCAATATTTGCATTGATCCTTTCATTTACATGTTTAATTTCTTTTCCTAAAAGTTCTGCAATTTGTTTTGTTGTAACAATCGGGCTTGTCTCAGAAAACCCTCCTAATAAACGGGTGAACTTTCTTTCTTTTACTTGTACCTTTCCTTCTGTAAATAATTTAATAATTTTGTTTTGTTCCATTTTTGAAACATCTCCTTTAATAATTTATTTAATGTATGTATTTTCACATACATTTTAATCATATTCCCCATTGTTTATTTAATTAGAATAATCCGACTAAGGGAGCTACCCTTAGTCATAAATTACTCATACATACATTAAATAAATTTTGATGTCGGAGAACATCATTAAAAAATACGTATATATCTACTGTTGTTTTATACATTAATTTATTAATTGGTATGTTTATACTATAATACCAATTTAAATTCTTGTCAACACTTTATATATTAATTTATTATTTTATTTTCACACACTATATATTGTAGTATCATCTCCATTAACACTACAATATATAGATTAATATTTCTTTTAAAATGAACAATTTATGTTATTTCATATAATATCGAAATGTTTCTTTAACTCATCATATATTATTCTTAATGCTTCTCCCGTTTCAATCATTTCTTCATTGGTCAATGCTAAAGTATCAACTGCTGGTCTATTAGTTCCTTCACCCCATCCATGTCCTTCAGCAAAGTAATAATTTATGATTTCATCTAGTGGATATATTTGACCTTTCCATGTTGGGTTATCACTATGTAAGTCTTCTTTTACTTTTAATATACCCCAACAAGTATCTCCTTCCCATTTGCATTCTATTTCAAATGCTTCAATTAATTCGTTTGTTCTTTCATAAATTTTAGGTGTATAAGCAGAGTAAATTTTTGTTATTACTATCTCCTGTGCCTTTTCTTTTAATGCAGGTAACATCTCCTTTTTCATTGTATTTTCTATTTGTTTTTTAGCTTCTCGTATAAATGACTCTATACTATCAAAATCTGCCATTGTTTTATTCTCCTTTAGGTTTAATTTATTAATTCTCTATAATACTAATAGATGGACACCGTATAGATGTCCATTCTTAATATTATATTTTATCCTACGATTGCAAAACCTATTTCGCCAGTCCCAATTCGTGAAGAACTAGCTCCATTAGGGCGTAACTGTTATGATATTTGAAGTTCCTTCATAAGAACCATCAGTAACAATTACTTTAAAGTCATATGGACTTGTTGTTGTTAATCCATTAACTGTAGTTCCTGTTGATACACTAGTTAAAGCTCCACTTATATAAACTCCAGTTGTTCCACTAGTAGCTACTGAAGCCCAAGTTGAACCACTTGAAAGTTTATATTGTAAATCAACAGATGTTGCCCCTGTTGGTGCATTAAATGTTAATGCTACTTTACCTGCAACAGATGAAGTTCCTGCTAAATTAGAAATAGCATTAGCATCATCTGTTAATACCATTTGTCTAAAGAATTGACTTCCTTCTATATCTGTTAATTTTGTATTATCAGCTAAAACAGTCATACTTATATCAAATGATGTAGCTTTTTCTCCATCAAATGACAATGTAATACCTTCTTCAACTGCAACTTTATAGAATTCAAATTGCATTAATATTTGAGATTTGTCTAATTTTCTTAATCCAATTGCATCTATAACAACTCTCTTTGCGTCTGTGTTACTTTTACTTGGTACTTTAAATTGATACATTTTACCACTTGCAACAACAGAATTGTAATTGATTCGTATGTAGTCTCCTACTGCAATATCTGAGTCTGCTGTTACTGTAACTATTCTCTTTGTAGTATCTAATGTAAATGCTAATACTTTTGCTTTTTCTCCATCTTCAGTAACTAAATGTACATTAACCACATTATCTAGAGTTTCTGCAACTCCTTTTAAATTAAACACCATTGAAGCAGTATCTGTAACTCTAAACATTTCATTTTTTTGATAAGTATCAAGTGTTGTAGTTTTTGTAAATCCAGCACTACCTAATGCCATAGCAACCTTATCAAAAGAAGTTGTTTCTGCTGTGAATTTTAATGTACAAGACATTGGTTTTGCTACAGACATAACTATAGCACCTTTTTCTTTGATGTCTACTTTATCCCCCTTTGCTGTTAATTCTAAATTATTGCAATTTTCAAAAATTGTTTCTAATGCTTTTGTTTTAGCACTATATATGTATGCGTCTGCACCACCTATAATTGCCATTCTACCAAGTAAATTTGAATTTGCTATCATAATAAAATTCCTCCTTTTTATTTTTGTTTAATTTTGTATATAATAAAAAAGCCCTTACACATTTGTAAGAACTAAATCATTTGCTTTATTTTGTTACTTTTCAGGTAATTTAACTTTTGTCTCTTTTATCCAATTAAATGATGGTGTTTTTTCAAAAGAAAATTTATAACTACAAAATTGCATTTTTGTGAACTCATTACTTTCTCTAACAAACATTCCATTGTAAATATAATTTAATTGCCATATAGTCAAATTATCCATATCTTGATTTAATTTATATTTTGTTATTTCATTAATTCCTATTAAGCCAATCATATCAGCAATAGTTATTTCATTCTCTTTTCTCTTCTTTGCTTCTACTTCTGCATTTTGTCTTTGTATTTTTTCAAATTTTCTTCTTAGACTTTCATTTTTATAGGGATTTTTAGGCTTATCACTTTCAACCTCAATCATATTACAACAACAAATAATTCTAATTAATTCACTAAATTCTTCAAAATTATCATTGCTCAATATAAATATCGGTTGTTCTTGTTCATTAAATATACCAATATATTTCTCTCTAACGTTTTTACTTATTTTATCAGTATCAACATTCACATCTAAAAAGAAGATTAACGACATTATTAACATATCAATAAATGGAACTCTATCAATCAAACCCTGCTTCATATAATAATCGTCTATTATAAATAAAGTTTCAAAAAAACTATTGTCTTTAGTTATATCAATTAATTCTTCATTCATATTTAAATGCTCTTTTCTAAGAGTAAATAAAGATTTATAGCTTGAATATCTTAATAAACCTACACTCTCATCATCTATATCACTTAAACGAGGTTGTCTAATTTTGACTCTCATATAAGGAATATTTAACGACCTAATCAACCTATATTCTAAATCATCAATTTGCATAATTGTCACCAAACATTCTTTTCTTAAAGTTTTTATTAGTTGATATGTTTGAATTGAATGAATATGCCTTATACATTAAGAGCATGGCATCATTATTAGAGTTTATAGAAAGTTCTTTGAATGAGTTTTCTTCAACTTGTCCTAATCCATTTACATTTGCCATAGCAAAATTATCGTTTATTTTTCTTTGAATACTATAAATTCTAGAATCTCCATTTTCTAATTCCTGTATATTATTACCTTTACAAATAATTTTGAAAATTATATAAATGTTTGAAAACTCTTTACTCTTCTTTGCATTCTCAAACGACACTAGAACCAATGGCATTTCTGCATTCATAACAATATCAGATTGTCTTTTAAACAATAGCACCCCATGTACCCCATTTTCATTATCTGTTGCAGTTTCTTCTGAAAATATATCAAATGGATTTGCTAAGTTATTTTCATCTAAGCAAGTACTATAAGGATAGTAGATGAGTTTTTGTAATTCTTGGTCTTCAAGTACAAACCTTTTAATATAATCTTTAAACACTTTAAAACTATCCAACGAACTCATTTATCCATCACCTCCATTTATAAGTTTTATATTTTGTTTATATACCAGTAATTAAAGTCAATGGGAAGTTATCTAATATCTTAGTTCCTGTGCCTATATCATTAACAGTAAGATAAATAATAGTTTTAGTACTAACTAAAGCATTTTTGATATTGAAACTTGAATTGTTGATATCGGTAATAATAATCTTTTTAGCATTAATTAAAATCTGTGTATTATTGTCAAAACTATAATTTATTTTTAATGTATCATCTTTAATACCTTTGTTTAATTTAGTTATTGTGACTAAATTTGTAACGTATTGTTTTATTGTAGTTCCTTGTTTGAAATCATATTTATATTCGATCTTATCTACTACAATATCTTTTACTTCAAATGAGATGTCAAAATCTTGGCTACTTGAACCAATAGGTACTGAAAGTTTAATACTACCTGCTCCAACAGATAAACCTTTTATAGATATTACACCGTTAGTATTAGTTACTTGAACCAATGTGTTGTTAGTAGTTGTAACATTTACTAAACTATAATCAAAGTCTTTACCTGATTCATCTTTAACGCTATAATTTATAGTATATTCACTTCCGTTAGCAACTTCAAAACTTGTAGGAATATCATATGTATAAGTATGTTTATTTTCATATGCTCCTGCAATTTCATGTTCTGTATCATCAATTTCATAATTAATACTATCTTGTCCTAGTAGAATAGAACGAATAGCGTCTTGGCTACTTACATATTCTATTTGAGTTACCTTCCATGCTCCATCATTAAATATAAATCTTTGCCCTACTTTTATTGTTTTACAATTAACATTATTTGGGAAGTCAATTGAATAACGTGAGTCACTCTCAGTGATTCCAACAACTAAATTACTAGTTCCTAACGTATATTTAGTTTGATTAGTACCTATGCCATAAGCAGAGTATACAACACCTTTATATATCCATTTGAATAGATGGTTAGTTCTTTTCATTTTTGCAGTATTAAAAAATGGATTATCTTTATCTACTGAAACATTTGTTAAATAAATATCCTCTAAATATTCTACATAGTCACCATATTTATAAGCATATTCTTTTCCAATCATTATTGAACGTTCCTCATTAGCCTCTTTGTTTTCTACGCCTGAGTTTCTAACTATTGCTCTGATTACCTTTTCTTCTCCATTAATTAATTGTGTACTTTTCCCATTTATTTTTATATCAGTGCCTTCTTGTTTTAATTGTTCATTGAAATGGAATTTACCACTATAATCCTTCATATCAATTTGAACATGTTTTTTATAGTTACTGTAATCTTTCATTAATTTAAATCATGAGTATCCATGTAACTCAGTCTTTCTAGTATATCTTTTTCTACTTTTTCAATAGTGGATTGTCTAGTAGAAACTTGATCTTTGAAGAATTTACTTTTAACTTCTTTCAAATCATATTGATATATTTGCTCGAAGTATTCCAATTTACTTTCTAATATATTTTGTTTAATAAATAATGCAAGTAATTCTAATCTATTATCATCTAACAACCTACTTATAGTTTCTGCTGAATCTATATAGGTTAACTTTTCTTCACGATCATCGGTTTTGATATTATATTTTCTTACTGCATTATGAATTTCTATATATATTCCTTGGCTATCAGAAGGTAGTAATTCGTCATCTAATCCTGAGATATCTCGAAAGGTTTCCCATATAGTATCATAATCTGTAACAGTCATTATAATATCACACCTTTCTATATTTTATTTAGTTTCTTCATCAAAAATATAACCACAATTTTCATAATCTGATAATCTGTAACAGTCATTATAATATCACACCTTTCTATATTTTATTTAGTTTCTTCATCAAAAATATAACCACAATTTTCATAATCTGATAATCCATACCATTCACAAACTACTTTTCTTTTTGCATTGGAATCTATACCGATATCAATTGCAGTTCTATATATATAAGCTTTTACTTCTTTTACTTGTATTTCATCTGTAATATCTTTGACTAAATCATTTAAAGCTTTTTTTAATACAAGTTGATTTCCTGTTGTTAACATTGCTTGTATTTCATCTCTAGTTTTTATAGCATCTTTTATTTCTAATTGTTTTTCTTCAACATCTTCTACTAAATATTTAACATCTTCTTCTAAATCTTCATTACCTTGTTCTTCAACCATTAATTGTCCTGATGTAAAAGTAGTTGTACTATCTTTTAACCATTGAAATACTTCTACTGGAACATCTCTTCTACTTATAATACTACCTTTAGTTCCCGTCCAATCAAAATGTGTTAATTTCCCATCGGGTAATGCAAAAGGGTAATTTACCTCAAATGTATCAGATTGTTTTCTTACTAATGTTACTGTATTTTTACTCATTATTTTTCTCTCCTTAATTTATAAATTATTAAAATAAAGGACTTCTAATTAAAGAAGTCCTAATTATATTGATTAAAGAACTACAGAAGTATCTTTTATGTAACCAATAGCTCTATTTAATAATAAAGTTATATCTACTTTATAAGATATTTTCATAAATACTTCTTCATTTTCGATATGTTCTTGCATAGTATCTGAAAGTAAAGCCATATCTCCAAATTCTGTAACTTTTAATGGACTAGCAGAACCTCCAGCAATCAAAATTGCTTCATCAACTGGTAAATCTACTTTTGAATTCATGTTATCTGTGTAAGGATTATCTATAGAAATAGCAAGTGTTTTAGAAATTTGTTCTATTGTAGCATCTCTTAATAATGATTCCTTCATAGCGTCTGTTAAATATAAAGGTACATTAGTCATTCCAGTTACAGATACACTAGCTTGTTTATCTGCTAAAGCACTTATAAAAGCAGTATCAGCTATCATAACAGGTTTAACATTTCTACCATATCTTAATAGAGAACTTTCAATTCCTTTGAATCCAGCAAAAGTAATATTTGCCACTGTACTTTTTTGTTTTGTAGGAATTTTAGCATTTGCAGAAGCTTCTCTTACTGCAACGAATATTTGTGATAATATATATCTAGTCTTTTCTTCATTAACTAAATTTACAGCATTTCTAAATTGGTTAATTGGATTTGAAAGCATATCTGAAACAGAATACTTAATACCGAATTGGTGTTTAAATGGAGTAGCATAAACTTTGCTTGTAAAAGAAGGTACTTTAGTAAAATTAACTCCTGTACCAGTTGCTGTTACAGCAGTAGTAACCTTGGCTACTTTATCTGCTACATTATATTGCATTATATCATTAGTCCCTACTTTTTTATAATCAGAAACTAGGTCGATATATCTTTGTCTATCCACTACTTGTAATTGTTCAGCAGTAGTCACGATTAATTGATTTAGATCTCTATAAGCTTGAATGTTGTTTATAGTAGCATTTGAATTATAAGCTTTATTAACTAATTCAATTATTACATTTTCATCCTCATTTACTCCTTCTTCGTTTACTGATGTTTTATTGTTATATACTCTTTTACCTAATTGTAAGAATTCTTTATTTAATTCCATTTTATTATCATCCTTTCTTTTTATAATTTATTTATTATTTGTATTCGATTCTAATTGTTGTTACACCAGCATTGTAACCAAAGTCAGTGTCCAATCCAACTACAGTTGCTATTTGTGTTTCAGTTGTTATAACATCTATTACTTGGAATACTTTATTAGTAGCATCCCAAATTACAGGTAAATCTAAAGCTAGAGTAACTCCACCTTTAACGGTATATCCTGATACTTCTTGATTTACTCCTTTTTCTGCTCTAACTAATCTTACAGGTTCTCCGATTTTATTGTAGAAATTTTTATAATCTGTTTCACCCATATCAATTAGTAATTGGTCTTCAACATGAGTTTGTAATATAAAATATTCTCCTGTTCCATCAAATGGTTTGCATTGTCTATTTCCATTAGCATCTCTTCCTGCAAATTCTACTAATCCTCCATTATCCATATTCGAACCTGTTAAAATAGCACCATTTGCTACTGGTTTAGCCCAAATTGTATTTATCTCACTTATAGAATGATTCCCAGGAAGGAACAATGCGTCTCTTAAAATTGTAGCCATAAAAATCGTCTCCTTTATTTATAAAATTATTGTTCTTTGCTTTTTAATTTATTTAATATTTATTAATATATATCATTTCAATTAACAAATATTTAATTTTTATTTTTAGTAGTTTAGTCCATATTTTGATAAGATATTGTCATCTGCAGGTATTAAATCTTCATTATCTTCTAATTTAACAATTTGATTAATACTTATTTTAGGTACATTTAACATAATATCATCTGTATCAATCTCTTTTTCAATTGGTTTAATACTCTCAACAATTAAAGCATTTAAACTATACTTGGCTTTATCAGCTTTTTCTTTTACTGAATTAATAGATTCTTTAATTAATTCTTGTGTAGAATCTTCATCAAATATATCTAGAGCATTTACGCTAGTAAATTTAATTTTATACAATTCTGTTGCTTCATTTAATGATTTTTCAAATACTTCTTTATTATATTGATCTACAATTGGTTGCATTTCTGTTATCATAGAATTCATGGCAACTAATTTATTTGTTAATTCATTAAATTTATCAGTATCTACTTTTGAGTTATTTGATTTCTCAACAACTTTTTCATTTAAAGATACGATTTCACCATTCAATTCTTCAATCTTAGCATTAGCTGTTTCTAAATCTAATACTGCATTTTTAGAGGTTTCAAGTTCTTGTAATTCATTTACTGAAACTAATGTGTATTGATATTCCATCTTTTCCTTAGTGTCATAGTTTACTGTTAGTGAATCATCTTCACCTAATACATATGTAACTTTATAATTCACCCATTTTTCAGATTCCTTATCATAAGTTTCATATATAAAATATTTACTTTCTGGGAATATTGAATAATTGCTTAACCACATATATTCATATTCATTAGCAGTCATTACATCTCCTAGTTGTCCTAAAATTTTACTTCTTAAATCGCCTAATGAAATCTCATTTAGGGCTTTTAAAAATTTATTTTCCATTGTTTTTATATCCTCCTTTTGGTTTAATTTATTAGAATCTAACTCATTGTTAGACTTTAAACTATTTACAGCTTTGTTCCATTGGTCTTTTAATTCATTAAAGCTTGTTAATGTTGCACAATCATATGATGGCAATACTTCAATTGCATAACCCCTATCCTCACTATTCAATAAAGTATGAGCAGTAAATAGAATTGGGGATTGAATATATTCAATTTTATCCTTAACTAAATAATTAAAATATAAATATTCAACTGACATATTAATACCAATTCCGTTATTAAGCCATTCTTGAAGTAATCCAATTATGTCTGCGTAATGGTCATCACACCATAATATAATGTCACCGTAAACAACCCTTTTAGTAATTTCATTTTTATCTGTATAATCATCTATATATACATTTTCTATATATCCAATAGCATCAGTATCGCAATAAATTACATCATTACCTTGTCTATCAGTAGTTTCATGTTCTTCATGTGAACCTAACGCATCAATACCATCATTTTCACTTTTGGTTATGTATTTGCAACAAATTCTTTTACCAACTAAAGTTTGAATATTTTCTATAGCTATTTCTTCAGTTATTATTTGGTGATTTCCACTTTCTTCAAAATCAAATATTATTACTTTTCCCTTCATTATTGTAGGATCATTTGGTACAGTATTTAAAGTATTAAAAGACATATTGACTTGTCCAATTTTATCAAACTTATTTTCCAATTTATCACCACCTTTCAATGTATAATCTATTAAATATTGAAATACATACAATAAATAATTAAATTAATTCAATATTTAATTATTTAAGTCTAATAAATTATTAAATCTATTAGTTTCATACCAAATCTTAATATCATCTTTTGATAATTCTTTTAATTTATCGTATAATTTACTATTTTCATCAATAAACAATTTCTTACCATTAGAACTAATAGTAATCAATCCTTCTTTTTTAACTACTAGTATCTTCATATTTATCACCTACTTTATGTTGTGCTAGGTTTCGGATTTGAATTTCCATCAGTTTCTTTTGTTTGGATTGTGCTAGTATTTGTATCAGCTTCATTAGTAGGTCTTCCTATTTGATCTGAATCTGTATCTGAAGCCGTAAATGATGTTAATTGTGGGATAATTTTTTCTCTTAATTTTAAATCATCTATTTCATATATACTTTCATTTATAAATGCTTCAAAATCTCCACCAATCAATTCAATCATCGGTCTAATACTGAACCCTTTATCGGATAGACCTTTATAAATATCTAATTTTTCTTTTTTTGTAAGTGCCTTTTGTTTATCATATTCAAAATAATAATTAGAACCTTTATTTTGTCCTAGTATGATAACAATTAATTGATTATATATTTCTTCAATTTGTTCTAACATTGTACCTATTTTTTGATAAATCATATCAAGATTTAGATTTGCACTAGCGTAATTGCCCCCTGTTCCATTTGCTAATGTTGAGGATATGCTTGTACCAGTAGTAATATCATTATTTACACTGTCATACTTACCAGAATCTAATATATCATCAGCACCTTTAAACTCAGGATATGAAAAGTCAGCAAAAGATGGCATTGATATACAAGTTAATCCATTCTTCCCACTTGTATTTTTCTCTAATGCTTTCTTTATTTTATCAAATACTTTTCTTTGCACCGATTCTTTTACTTTAACATCATTGTCATCTTTATCTCTCATTTTTACTACGGCTATAGCTCTTATAATCTTGTCAGCCATAGAACGTTCTAAATCTTTCATCTTTTGTTTATGTTGTAAATCAAAAATTGCTTGAGTTCCCATTGGCAATCCTAATCTTTGATTATGTGATAATACTCTAGTTCTAGCAACTAATGACCTATCTGGAGGTAATACAATTAACTGTAATTCTTTTTTCTTATCAGCATTGTTTTCATTCTTCCATTTTTTATACATATTTTCTGTTACTAAGGGGGTTAAATTATTATATAAGGCTTTCTTCTGTTCATTTGTTAATGTATCAATATATGATAAATCAAACACTCCTACCATTTTCCCTTTATAGTTTCCATACGGATAAATATACTCTAAATCATCAAATACATTAAAATAAGGTTCTTTTTTATTACCTAGCCATGTGCCAACAACAGAACCATTGTTAGCTAATTGAACAAGTAATTCTCTAGTTAATATTTTATGTTTAACATTTCTTTCTAAGGCAATTTTTATAGCTAATATGTCATTTTCATAACTACCTAATCTTTTATAAGTTTTTATCTTAAAATTTAGTTCTGGTAGTGAAAATATTAAATCATAAAGTTGAGATATATTTCCATCAATAATATAATAGTATGTAAGTAAATTATTTATTTGTTTCATATAATCATCTGGATTACTAAACCATCTTTGCAAAGTTTCCATATCTATTGTTTTTATATTTTGTGTCATTTCTAACACAAATCCATCTACGAAACTATCTACAACATCATTATAAGAATTATGTTGTTTTTCTAATTCATCTATCCTTAGTTGCATATCGGATACTTGCTTTTTTGTAAAAGTGTTTTTACTACCTATTGGTCTACCTGCATTGGTTGATTTTTTAGTTTCTGTAGAGTTTGTGTTCGCCAAGTTTACACCTCCTTTTATTTTATTTATCCTAATAGAATACGTATTGACGGTCTTCATCGTCATCATCATCTTCAATTACATCCATAAAGGTATTTATATAATATAATCCCATTATTAAAGAACTATATCTATCTTTATCTATTTTTTTAACCACTTGTATTACCGTAGTTGTTTTTTCTGTTGTTTTTAATTTTAAATTTGAAACCTCATCTATTAGTTTTTGTACTTGTTTAGATTGTTGTTCTATTATAACTTTTCCATCATTCGAAATACTTGTATCTATGTCTGCTAAATCATCATTGTCTATTTTTTTAATTAATTTAAGCCTTGAGGATTCAACATAATTTATAAAATTTACTATCATTTCTTTATTGCAAGATTGAGCCTTTAAAGCATATATCATTTTTGGAGCATCAGCAGTTTGTGGCTTTTGGTCTGTATTTATTGTTGCAAAACACCCTAATTCTTCATTGGTTTCATTATCAGTTTGCTCTTCTAAAAAACAATCTACACATGCACTTCCAACTCCGTTTGCATCGACAATTATTGCTTTTACTCGACTTTTAGTTTCATCTAAACTTCCACCATATTTATAAAATAATCTCTTAACTATTGCAGTTTGTTCACTAAAATTAAATCCATTAGGAGGAGTTATTATATTTACTACTCTAACTTGTCTTATCTTACCGTTCTTATTTCTAATTACTTTTAAAATAATTATAGCAGTTTTATTATTATTCTCACTTTCACTTCTAGCTACGTCCATAGAGATAACATATTCATTTAATTCAAAATTTCCTTTTTTATCTTTAGTACATTCAAATTCCATATCATTTTTATCTAGTGTTCTTGCCTTTATAAGTTTTGATATATTAATTAATCCACCATCACTTACACCTATCCAATCACACAGATAATTTTGTCTGAATCTAATTACGTTTCTATCCCTTGCTTTAATAATTGTAGACATTTTTTGTCTTCCAAAATGAATAGGAATTCTCCAATCTGAACCAAAAACAAAAGAACCATCTAAATTAATCATACCATGTAAAACTTTTAATATTTGGTCATACTCATCGCTGTTCTTATATCCAGACGTTGTATATCTGTTTATTTGCCCATTTAATTCTTCTGGATCAATTGCTCCTGTCATAGTAGGTCTACTTATATTGAAAATAGGCTCAATTGCATCATCGTAGGTTTCTTTGTCTATTAATGCCGATTCTTCCAATCCACCCCTTCTTCGCCTCAATCCTTTAGATTGTTGGGAGTTAGCCAAACTATCAATTATTGAACCATTAACAAATTCAACCATTCCATAATCTTTACTAAAATTTGCTTTTCTTATATTATCAGCAAAAGCAGGATAGAATCTTAATATTTCATCATGCTTATCTCTCCATATTTTTACTGCCGACTCTTTAGTTGAGGCAGTTAGTGAAGTAGTTATATTAGGAAAACAACAACAAGTATGATATTGTGCCATAACATGTACTAAAGTTTTAGATATTCCTCTAGGAGCACAGAAATAATTTTCTCCAAATCTAGATAAAGCTCTTAGCATTACTCTTTGATGTAGGTCAAATGTCAATCCTCCCCTTTCGGGCTTATACATATCCCAAAATATATCAGGATAAAATCTTAAAAATGAACATAATTCAGTAAATTCTTCAATATGCCTATCTACAATATTTCCATTTTCATCAGAAGGCTTAACTGGTGATTCAAAAGATGGATTATATATATCCGTTCTGCTCTCTGAATATTTATCATTATCTTTGAAGTTTTCATAAGTACCCATTATATATCACCATCTTCATATAATGGTTCTTTATATACGTCTGTTAAATCTCTAAATACAGCATTTCTTTTATTTCTTTCTTCTTGTATTTTTTCATCAGAAAAACCTTTTTGCTTGTAAAAATCTACAAGCATTTCATCATAAAAATTCCATATATCTTTATATTGTGTTCTTGGTTTATCCTCTAATCTTTGCATATATTCTATAATTGACCATATTATCAAATCAGCATCGTCATATGGTTGTTCTTTTAATTTAGGAAGAATTGGAATTATGCCAACTTTATCTTCTACTGCTTCAAATAATTGAGGCAGTAGATCAACTCCGCCACTTATGTCCGATTTACTTAATTGAGATACATTTAGCTTTCCAGACTGTTGAGCTTTTTCAGCTAATCCTCCCCATTTAGTAGCTTCTGCTACATCACCTTTTGCTGTTGCTAACTCTTCTTTGACTCTGAATCTTATATATGTAGTCAACGATTCTGTATGTATTGATGTTTTTTGACCATAACTATCTGCAAGTTTTCTCCATTTTTTCTCAAAACAATAGTATTCTTCATCTGTATATCCCACACCATATTTATCTTCTAATTGTTCATATGTCATATCTTCTATTTCATATTTTGCTTTTTTTGAAGTAATAATACTACTTGCTGAATTTTCATTAATATTACTAGGTTCAAAAATACTATCTTTATACTTAGATCCTCTATTTTGAACCATGCCTAAATCCTTAAAATAAAAACCTATAGCAGATTCTATTTTGTTAGGATATTTTTTTAAATTATCGGCTAATGTTTGATATAGAAATGGTCTATCTACCTTAGATAACATATTTTTAAAATTATCAACATCTAAACTTCCAATATTATTTAAACTCATATTTATACAACATTGTTTACAGTATGGTAGTGTGCCAGATTTAGTTGTGCCATAACTTTTATAGAATTCACTAGGTTTCTTATCGTGGTCACAACCTGTACAATATATTAGTTCTCTATCTGTCATCTCTGTATTACCTTGTGCTTTTTTTGCCACGATTAATACACCTCCTTTATTTTGTTTTTATTACTCTTCACTAAACCATATAATCCTTGAATTAAATATACTTACGTTTAGCATTGGCTCTAATACATCTAAAATATCATCTTCTAAAATTACTCCATATAATTTACTAGATATATAAAGTCCATCTATTCTAGTACCATGTAAATTATAATAATCTGATTTTTTATTTATCTTTATAGTTTTAACTTCGATATTTTCATATTGTAATAATCTTGATATGAGAACATTATTTAATTCATTATCTTCTTTATATAGGGCTATTATTTTAGGATTATATTTCATTAAAGTCTCCTTTACCAACTCAAATCAACAACATTAATATTTGCACCAAAATAATTATACGGATTTATAAAGTTATATAACATTCCTATATAATCATCATTATTATTACTACTATTTTCAATACTTTTCATTATAGATTGTGATACTATAACATTGCTAAATCTATAACCTCTTGCACTTTGATTCACACTATAAAATATTTTTAAATCATAATGTTCAAATTCCATAATTCTAACATTAAAAGAAATTCTATTAGTTTTTGCAACCTCGTCTTTATATGGATAACTATCTAATAAATTCTCTAATTCTTTTTCATTGGATATAAATATACCTATTACTGGTTTAAAACTCATTTTATTTTCACTTCCTTTATATTTCTACATACAAAAAGAAGCTACTAAAAATTAGCAACTTCTAAGTCTTTTTCTTTTATTTTTCTTAACTTTCCATACATTTCATCATTTATTAATATCCCAATATCAATATTATAGTGACTATGATTTTTACCTTCTATGCTAAACCATTCTTTAGCTTTATTAATTTCGTCTAATATTATTTCATCAGTAGGCAAATAATCTCTAGATGAATTTATAAATATACCTTTCCAACCTCGCTTTTTCATATAATAATATCTTGCACGTTCTCTATTATCATGTTGTGATTGAGTCATATTTCCCATTTTTACACATAAATCATGCCCTGATCCATTAAACTCTAAATAAATTTTTTCATTAGGAAAAGCAATATCTAAACTAGGAGTTTCATTGCTATAGTTTAATTCTCCACCTAGTAATTTCCACAAATATCTTTGTTGATTAGATGTTTTAACTGTTCCATTTTTATAAAATGATTCTGATTTTTTATTTTTAACATCTTGAGTCTGAGATATATTATCTACTCCATATTTATCATTGCAAGTTTCTATTATTTTATCTTTCCATTCGTCTGTCTGCATATAATATTCTTTTCCAAACTTATCTAAACTAGTTTGTTTAACCTTATCTTTACATTCATCTGTTTGACTATAGTATTCTACTCCGTATTTTTCAACATTATTTTGTATTATTTTACTCCGTATCTCTTCATTATTCATACTGCATTCAGTTCCATAACGTTCTAAATTAGTTTCTTTGATTTTATCCTTAAATTCATTTACATACATTGGATTCTCTACACCATATTTTGATATCATAGTATCTTTTAATTTATCTTTGTATTTATCTAATTTCATAACATTTGTAGCACCATATCTATCTAATTGAGTTTGTCTAGCCTTTTCTTTAGAAGATTCTAATTGTTTTACATTCTCTACTCCATACTTAATCATATTAGCTTCTTTAAGCTTCTCATATTTATGCTTCTTACAAGCGTCTTTTTTAACTATACATCTATCTCTATTGTTGTTATATTTTTGATATGTTGTTTCATATATTTCATCACAATAATCACATTTCGCACGTACTAATGCTTGCGAACTTAATGTTAAATCTTCAACTTTTACCTCAAATACATCTTCTTTTCTAGTAAATATATATCCCTTACTCTCATACCATTTTCTATTATAGTTCGTCCAATTTACTTCTACTTTTTTACTTAATAACATAATCAAATTCCTCCTTGAATTGCTAATATCACATAGCTTATTTATTTTTAATTTATTTTATAAATAACTTTCAACTTTTTCATTATCAATTTTCACTAATCCGAATAACTTTAAACTATCTAAATCAAGTTCCTTGCCTGATGTATAATATTCTGGATTTATATAAATAGATTTCTTATGACCATATTGAACTCTTTTTAACATATTTTTATCTTCTAAAGATTTCAAAGCAGTAATTATACTTCTTTCAGTTAATCCTATAATTGGTTCTAATTCTTTGATAGTAGGTATGTGATCATTAATTACAATACAATTAGTAGGATGCTGAATGAAATCTCTCATTATGTAAAATACCAACTTTTCATTTGTATTTAATTTCATGTTCATCACTCCCTCAATTTTATTTCTATAAACTATATTGAATTCACCATTATCAAAATTTTCTCTTGCTTTACCACTCTTTTTCTTTTTAACTTTTTTCTTAGTTAAACTTTGCTCGTTCCCTATACCAAATTCAGTATTAGACACGTAATTAGCAGTAGCAAACATTTCTGTTTTATACTTTTCTAATTTAGTTTGTATTATCTTATCATGTTCTGATTTTGTTATAAATTCACCATTTTCAGACTGAATAAAACTTCCACCTTGTATTTCTAAAAACTTACTATCTTCTTCAATTATAAAATCTCTTATCAATTCACCTATATTATTATTTTGCATCTTCATAATGCCTCCTTAAAATTTATTTTTACACATAACAAAAGACTGAACGTCACAACAGTTAATACTGCATGTAGTTCAGTCTTTCATATTTAACAATCATATTTAATTTGTTCAACATTAGTTATATCAACACTTTACAAACTTACTCTTCTTTGTTCTTCGCATTATTTTGAGTTCTAATAGCATCAGCTATTACTTTCTTCACTTGCAATAGTTTGTTAATATAATCCTGTAGACATATATTGGTTTTATTTTTGAAATCTTGTTCTAATTTAATTAATTCATTCTTATAGCCTTCAATATAAAAGAATACTTTATAATCACCTTTATATCTTTTATTTTCTTTTACCTCAACATTATTATATGTATAACCATTGAGCAGTAGGTAAGCCACCATTTCTGATTGACTATATTTATAATTTACCTTTTCCATATTCAAATTCCTCCTATATAATTTATTTAAGTATTCTTAAGATAATATTACCATATAGAATACTAATTTACAACAATATTATTTTTAATTTATTTATTATTTATAACTACCCATTCCTATAAAAAATAAGCACTACAAAAATAATAAAAGAGACTAGATAAACTAAATCATCTAGTCAAATTCATTCACATTTAAAATCAATTTATATTGTAAGTAATCTCTGATTACGCAACAATAAATCATGCGTTAGCATGACAACCTCGTAGAGTATAAATCTACTCCTTGTTGCCACACCTCATATTTTGTAATACATTAATTTGTTTTAATATATTTTCTCTTGATAAAGTTGTATTTTTATTCTTAGGTGTTTCAGCATATTCAATCATTAATTCTTCTATTTGAATATCACAGAAATTACTACGAGTAATTTTATTTGTTCTACTATCTATGTATTCAATAGTATTATTACTCATCATTATAAATATTTGTATAACATCTTTAGGTTTAACTATACTATCTATATATTCTTTACTAGGATAATACTCATCAAAAAATGTAATGCTAATATTTCTCAATGCTCTTGGTTCATTATTAGGTTTATAACAAAATACTTCCAATATATCTCCATTGTTAAATTCTATACTAATTTTATCTCTAGAACATTTGTGCAATTTAATCAAAATATTTTCTTCATAAACATACTCTCTAAAATAATCTTGCAATGCTCTCGGTTCAAAAGGTGAAATATATAAATACTTACCATTTTTATTCTCCATAATTTTTCTAAATATAGAATAAGTTTTACCTTCTCCACGTTCCCAATTACATACTACAATTTCCTTTTTACTATTTAACATTTTTTCTTGATAAACTCTCATCTCACTCATTTTTATCAAACTCCTTTTATTATTTTAATTGCTTACCAATATAGATAAACATTACTAAACAATAAAATTTAATTAAAAGACTAGGCAAAATTCACCTAGTCATCTAATCCATATAATCTTATTATTATACTGTTGTAGCACTAACATCTGTAGCAATGCTATTATATTTTCCAGCTTGTAAATCAGTAATCAATTGATTCAAACTAGCCACAACTGTAGCAATCTTACTATCTACATCTTCTGCTTTAGCAAGTCCACTAACATCAGGAACTACTATACCACTTACCTTTGCAGATAAATCAGCTATTTCTTTTCCTAAAGCATCAGTAATTTCAGCTTTAACCTCCTTACTTTATTATCTACATAAGACGTATCTGTATTGCTAGAACCTTCAACAGATGCACCCGAAAGTAAATCTACTTGTGCTTTAAATTCTTCTAAATTCGTACCATCATTAAATTGAATTCCATTTGCTAATTTCATTTTTTATTTTCCTCCTTGTGTTTTGTAATTTATTTCTAATCTTTAACAGTCAATAAAACATTACTTTTATATTGATTTGTACATTAATTTATCATTTGGTTTTTAATGAATTTATAGAATCCATTGCTTCTTGTAATTCATTAATTGCTTCAATAAATTTGTTTACCAATTTTCTTTTAAATAATTCATCACTTATTATATTTTCATTATCGATACTAGAAAATAATTCTGATACAAATATTTCACCAATGTTTTCATGAACATCATCATATTTAGCCATATATGTTACCTCACTTATGGTTGGTTTTGCTCGGTAATTGTTTGTTGAGTTTTAGCAATTTCTTTATTATTATCACAAGTCATTCTATTAAGTTCAAGATTATACTCAATATTTCTTTCATTAAGAATAACATCAATTGCACTTGTAGAATCAATACCAACACTCTTTAAAGCTGAATATTGACCTACTAAAAATGATATTGAGTCTATTCCAGCTTGGAATTCTTGTGGATTTAATTCTAACTCTTGTACATTTTCAGTATTAATATCAACTTCTTTTGAACTCATTAATTGTTCAATAACATTAATTAACTGGTCTTTAGACATATCATCTAATGTCATTTCTTCGTTAATTTCATCTTCAATATCTTCAATTTGATTTAATTCTTCTTTACACATATTCTCTCACCATAATCCTTATATTATTTTATCAATTATTCCATGTTCTAATGCTTCTATACTACTAAATGATATATCTAAGTTATATTTTGTTAATCCTTCAATATCTTCTTCTGATAATTCGGTATAGTCTCTCATTAAATCACATAACATTTTCCAATCTCTTTTATCGTATTCAAAACTCTTTTCTTTTTCTCTATAAGTTTGATGTCCACCACATGAAAACTGAGTTTGGTGAATTAATATATCTGAAAATCTAGTAGCATATCTATGTCCTTTTGTCCCTAACATTAAAAGATAAGCTCCTGCTGACATACAAAACCCATCACAGTAAGTTTCTATGATTATTCCCTTTTCTTGATAATGCAACATTATACTTGCCAAAGCCATAAAACTTACAACCCAACCACCAAAACTTGAAATTCTTATTTTTATAGGTTGTCTTTCTTTTTCAGGTTTACTTAATTCTTGTTCTGCTAATTTTGTTAATTGTCTACAAAACATTACTTGACTATCTCTATCTACTTCTGTATCGAGGTATATTATATTTTTATGTAAGTAATCACTTAATTTCATTTCTTCTAAAAGACGGTTTATTGGTTGATATATTTCTCCCATAACTTTCACCATTTTAATCCTTTATTTTATTTTTAATTTATTTGTAAATTTATATCTCTGATATATTCAACTCCATCATAGTTAACTACAATTAGAGATTGACTCGCATGTGTTGTACATTGAACTTTATCTACGCTATAAGGATTAAATCCGAATAATGAACCTATTGTCACCACATATGCACCCATATTTTGAGAACTCATATTGAAATTATGATAGTGTCCCCTAATTAACATTGAGTATCTTGTATTATTCATACTAACTTCACTATTATAAAAATCTTTATCTTTTTTAGGACTCTTGTCGCCATGTTTGACTTTAATAATTCCAAATCCTAAATCAAATTCTCCACAATCTTCTTTAAAATCAATATCACAAACATTTACTCTATCATTTTTAGCTAAAGTAAACCACTTCTTTAGATTCTTAACTATCACTAAGTTATTGTTATCTCCTTCAATATTGGAATCTTTGTTAGCTTGGTTTCCTCTTTGATGATTGCCACCGACTGAATATAAATCTACATTTACCTTCATTTCAGATATACTTGTAACAAAGCCATATAATAATTCTTCAGCCATAACTATTTGTTCATTACTATTAAATTCACAACTGTATGATTGATCTTGCCCACGCATATAAATTCCTTCTGTTAAATCTCCAGCTTGCACTACAATTACCTTAGTTATATCATTCTTATGTATTTCCTTTTTAATTTCAGATAAGAATTTAGCTAATCTCTTTTTAGCAATTTCATAATTATAACTATTGCCTTTATAATCCTTAATTACATATCCTACATGCCAGTCTGAAATTCCAACTATTAATGTTTTTTCTGATTCATTCTCTATTCTTTTATAAGATAAAGGCAAAAAGTTTTCGCATTCTCTATCTATGTACTCATTTATGTAATTTGCTATTTCAATATTTTTAACAAAATCTCTTTTAATTTTATTAAGCTTAGTTGTATCGTTTCTAACTAACATCTTTTTTAAATCTAATTCACCAATTAATTCTGCAACTTCATCTATTTTGTTTTTACATTCTTTTTCACTCTTTAAAGATTCCAATGCTTCAGAATATCCAATTTCATAGTTTTTAAAAATACCACGCATATAGCTCTCTTGCCATGATACATCTAATACTTCATTTACAATTTCTCTTACTTGACTATTTGTTAAATTATTTTGAACCTTATTAGAATACATTCTATGTATATATTTTTCTCTACTCTCATCTTCTAATTTTAAATACCTTTCTTCCATAATAATTCTCTCCCATATTACTATTTTATTTCTTAATTATAATGTCTTGTCCACATGACGGACACTCAATAAATTTAACTCCTGATATTTCACTAAAATTGCCATTTTCTATTTCATCTTCAACTATAATTTTAGCCTTGCATTCTGCATTAGGACATATAACTTTTTGTACTCTTCTTTTATGTTTCTTAGATTCTCTTTGTTGATTGTATTCTTTTTCTCCCATCTCATATCTCTCCATCTTTTTAAATATTCATTAAAAAATACCTTGCACATTATCATCAACGTTCAAGGATTATCTTTATTATAAATATTTATTATTTTCACGCCCATATGGATAACCACTAGCCTACGTGATATTATAATGACTTGTACTTCATCATCATAAATAATTGGCACTATTTGAGGATAACTTTAGCCCGACAAACATCAAGTGAAAAGTCATAGCCTTGTGAGGTCTTTTGGTATCGGATTTTTAGCATATGTAAAAACATAACTAAAGACGATAATCCGAATAACGCCTTGAATAGCAGATTAGTATCCATACCCTAACTAGGTCAAATGCTATATATTAATGTCCGATAGCTCGGAAATCGAAGCTATTCTTATTCGATTTGTATTACCAATACACGATTCTTAATTTCCTAATAAATTAGTTGTTTTAATCACTCCACTATCCACCCATATAAAAGGTCATATCTCAACGAGTATATGCCTTATCTAACTTCATCAAATTCTCTACATTTATCTATAGTTATTTGAATTCCACCGTCTACTATTTTACTAATATGGTCTTTATACATCCAACATACTCTTTGATGTTGACATAAATCACATTTCATATTCAAAGACCATACCTTTCGCAGTTTTTCTTTTCCCACCACAAACCATGCTTATAGTTGATTCTCCCATATTATAATATTTTGATGCTTCAACTATACTTTTAAATGATTTATTATCAGTTAAACATTTTATGGGTTTAGATATTTTACTTGCCATTTGTTTAATATTTTTATTTTGTTCTTTTTCACCATTGTAATTGCACCAACTATTTTCTGTTCCATTCTTTAAATAAGTTCTAGTTGTTGTAACATTTATATGCATAATACTAGATATTCCTTTTATACTATATATTCCTTTATTCCATAAGTCACAAGCTACTTTAACTAGATTACTTAAAGCAAATTCGTTACATTTAAACCAGTCTATTTTACTCAAATCAAATAGATTATTTAATCTACTATTATGAATTACATTATTTTTTATATATTCAAATCTAGTTTCCATGTTAGGATAATCACAATCAATTCTAATAACCTCTATATCACGTTCTCTTGCTAAATTATCTTTATACTCATCTAACTCATTACTTTCTTTGGAAGTTTGTCCATTCATTTGATTGTTATTTTTATGAAATTGTCCATCCATTTCTATTATTTTATTTATTGAAGGTATATAAAAATCATAACGTTTAGGTTTAATCCATTCTGGATTGTATTCTGGTATAAAATCTATTCCTAATTGTTCTAAAATATTAAACATTGTCTTATTAGGAAAACTCTGACCATCACTACAGATACATCCTATTGATTTATTTGTATATATATCTCTAATTTTAATTTTTTTATCTTTGATTCTTATACAATCTGGACAAACAGGATTTATATAACCTCCAAAATTATTGGAGTTTCCAGTTCCCCATTTAGTGTACAATTTAGCCTCATTATAACCACCTTGAAAATAAGGAATTAACCAAGGAGCAGTTGTAGGTATATCGTTTATTCCTTCTATAACAACAAGACCACGACAACAAGAACAATTATCACCTCTTTGCAAATTTCCTTCTTCAACCCAACCTTCTGTCCAGTTACATGTGTTGCAAGTGTATTTATACCATTTCCAATTTTGTCCCCTTTTATCTTTTCTATATTCTCTGTCTGTTATGGTTATATCTCTTTTATTATCTTTAAATCTTGTACCTATTTCAACTTTAAAGTTTTTTGTCATTAATCCTAAAATTTTTCCAAAAGCACATTTTGCAAGGTTATCACATGTAATATGAAAATCTTCTCCTTTATATACAATAACCAAATCTCTTTTGTCATTATTATATTGTTTTATATAAACTGAACCTTCTACCTCAGCATATATAAAATTTATTGTATATCCAATCGAATTTCTCCAATCTATACGTTCTTTATTTCTATTTTCTTTAATTCTAGGTAAATTATCTAAAATTATTTTTCTACTTATCTTTTTCATTTTTCTCAATCTTCTTTCTATAATTTATTTCTCAATCATTAATAAAATAGAGACATAGCCGATTGAGATAAGCTATTTTAATTAAGGTCATGACTCCTTAATTTGTCTCTACTATTGGAAAGGGACTTTTAGGTAAATCCCTTAGAACTATATATAATAACATTTTACACTATTTATCAATTTGAGTAAAGTCTTCATCGCAATCATTACAATGAATATGTAAACCTTCATTTTTACTTTTTATTTCCTTTTCTTCACAACTACAATGATATTTAAAGATAGGTTGTTTTTCTTTTGGTACTGTTTCTTTAAATTTCTTAATATTAATTGCAATTGTATCTTCTTCTTCAAGTGAAGCTAATAATTCTTTTACCTCATCTGTTATGTTTACCTCAGTAACTACAGTTTCAGTACCTTCTTCATTTAATGTTTCAAGAGTTCCCTTAAATTCACCATCTTTATATTCTGCTTTAATACCTTTATAATCTACTTTAATTGCTTTTCCCATTTTTCTCTATCTCCTTTAATTATGTTTTAATTTATTTTATAAAGTCATTTGCATATCCTTATACGATGAAATAACTTTTGTTGTTCTGTTCATTTTGCTTAATTCTATTTCAGATAATTTCTTTAATTCTTCTTTTGCATCATTTGAACCATGTTGTAATATTACTTTTTGACAATCACATTGTTTGATATAATTTATAATATCTTTTTGTGATGCATGGCTACTAAATGAATAATATCTTTTCACAATACATCTCTTTTTTAATGTCTTGCCATCAACAATAACTGTATCTGTACTATCATCTAATAATTGACCACCTATTGTATTTGGCGAGCAGTATCCACAAAATAATATTCCATTATGAGAATCTTGTAACATTTGATTAACAAATAGATTACTAAACCCACCCGAAATCATCCCACTAGAACTTAAAACTAAATAGCTTTTTGGTTTAGAATTAACAAACGCTTCACAACTCTTGTTGTCATTTATGAATTTAAAAGCTTTCCAAGTCATAACTTCATCCCAATAAGCCAAGTCTTCATTATCCAAAACTTCATACATTTTATCATTTATTTTTTTACCTAGATTAGTTGCTATTACAATTGGCTTAGACATGTCCCATCTATCTTTAAATGTATCATAGAGCCAACACATCATATTGCTAAGCCTAGATAAAGCAAAACATGGTATCATACATGAATGATTGTAATTAACAAATCCTAATATATCTTTTTCCAATTGTTTTCTTTCTTCTATACAAATTCTCTTGTTGAAATTTCTATCTCCTAATCCATATGTACTTTCTACGAAAAGAATATTTGAACTAGACACTGGAATTGTTGGTTCTGTAAAATATGTATATGAATAATTATCTGTATTTCCTAAGTCACTTGTAATACAAATCTTTTTTACAACATTTGTTCCAAATTTCTTTATGAAAATCTCTAATTGTGTAGCACCAATAATATGTGAGTTATTTGTAAATCTAAAAGATAAATAATCATCTAAATGATGTATGTTATCTAATTCATAAACGTCCATCATACTCATTACATTATCTAAGTCTTTTTCTTCAAATAATTCTTTAACTTTTCCTTTTATTTTCTTTTTAAATTTATCTTTATTCTCCCTTAAATACTCACAATTTTTTACATGAATCTTAATGCAATCTTTTAACATTGGTTTAGATAATATTGCATTGGTTTTTGTTGTTATTATCCTGCCTTTAAATCCCATTGAAGATAGCGACGGGAACAGCCCAATATGGTCACAATGTAAATGAAACATAAAACAATAATCTGACTCTTTAATAGGAATATTATTTAACATTTCCTTATTTAGTATATATTCGTCAGCCATATCATTATTTTGTATCATTCCTAATTCAACTAAAACACATTTTCTACCTGTATCTGATAAATATGAAATGCTCATATTACTGCCTACTACTTCTTGTGATTGATTTCCATTTAAACTTATTACAATTTCATTTTCTTTATTCTTTTTTCCTCCCATAATTCTCCCTCAAACCCTCCACCGATATATACGGTATATATTTTTGTTTTATATTAACTAACAACCTATACAATAATATAAGTTCTATGATTAATATAAAAAGAAGGACTAATTATTTCTAATCTAGTCCTTCTCAAAGGTCTATTTATTATTTATTTAACTGTTTGGTTGATTTTAGTCTAACTTCATCGTGTTCTGGTTTAGCTTCTGTAGTATAAGGTACTTTTGTATTAACTCCATCAATTACTCTAGTCATTTCTCCGTTCTTAGATGGTTTAGCTTCCACATGCTTCTTTTCTAAAACTAAATACTTTCCTATATTAACCTTTTCTCCAGCATTTAAATTACTTGAAATAACTTCTATTAAAGAATCCAAATCACAAAATCTAGTTTCAGCTTCTTTCTTTGTAGAGAATCCATATACATCTTTAATAATTGTTAAAATTTCGTCCTTTTTAATTGTTTTTACTTTACTCATTTTTTAATCTCCTCTTTCTTCTCTCTAATTTAATTTATTTTATAACCCTTAATAGGGATATTTACTATTTGTTTATACATTAATTTATTATCTTAAAAGTTATATTTTATTTTAAATTATCTAATAATGCTTTAAAGCAATCTTCATTTCTTATTCCTGCAATTGTTCTACTAATATTTTTCTTATTGTTTTCAGTAAAATCATCCCATTCATTTGATAAAGATTTTAATACATCATAAAAACTTTCATCTTCATCTATTTTACGTTTTATTATAGATTCAATTGCTTTTTTAGTTTCATTACTTTGATATTTTTCAAACATACTTTTTAATGCTATACCTATTTTTTCATTATCATTTGTTATTTCTTTTTCAATTTTATAAATCTTATGGTCTTTGATGTCTTCACCCTTTTGCTTCCACGTAGATACTACGTCTTGAAACTCATCTTCAATTTTCAATTTATAATGTGAATACATATCTGTCCATACATTTTCTTTTCTAATCAATTCTAAAACTCTTTCATAAGCTTGAATTAAATTCTTGTATGTATTTTCATTATTACCTTCTCTAGCTTTTGTAATTTTATCTTCTAAAGATATTTTCTCGTTTTCTAAAAATTGATTTGTCATATTTATTATCTCCTTAGCGTCAGTCGCCACCTAAAATATATTTTAAAACATTTTAACGTGTTTTAATTACTAATTACATTTTACTTTCTTTTCTGCTAATTTTATTATTTCATTCATAAGATCTTCAGCACTACTACTATTAACATTAATTGTACCTAGATTAATAGTATATTTACTACCTCCTAGTAATGTTTCTCTCAACTCAATAGCATCTCTTAAACAGTTCATCCATTTATTATGTGCATTGAAATCTTCTTTTTGAATTGCATTTTCTATATTCTTCTTTAATTGTTTAATATCATCATTTATAAAGTCTATATCTGATTTTTCAACAACTTTAATTCTATATTTATTATATTGTGGAAGACTATTTATATCCTTTAAATAATGACCTAATCTACCAATATTATTTTTTCCTCTTATAGTATCTTCATCGCTAAAGAAAATACTATGTAACAATTCTTCATTAACAACATAGTTATTATTTTGTAATAAATCTTTTACTTTTTCATAAGCTACGGTATTAGGTAATTTATTTAGATGCTCTTCTAAACAATCTTTACATTCTTTAAATCCTTTGTAAAATTTTTGTTCTAATTTTTCTTTCTTACATATTTTGCAATACATTGTTAATTCCTCCTAGTGACGTTTTCAGCAGTCACGCTTATTTTAAAACAACTTTTCAGTTGAATTAAGCATTGTTTTATACATTAATTTATTTTTGTTTTACCATTCAATTCATACCACAATCATATTTTCTTTCTCTAACAAGGCAAGAATACCTGTTTGTACCTTGCCAATGTCAGGAGAGAGTTAAAATAATTATAAAGGTAGATGTGGAAAAATGAAAAAATTAAAAGTATTTGACAGGAATAATATCGCTTATATCCTATCACTATAGGAAACTGGAGGTAGCTCTGTTAAGCGTTGATATTACTTACTTAGACGTTGTTTTACATTTTCCTAAATTATGATAATAACCTTTATTCTGTTCATTCTTTATATTTTTTGCACATATGTTGCAAACTTTTTGTTTACTATTAGGAGACTTCTTTTTAAATAGCGTTCCACATTCACTACAACTACACACACCTTTTATACCTATATATCTAAGCCATTGTAATCCTAATTCTCTAAAATCGTTTATTATTAACTCTGCTTCACTATTATCATTAATTACATTATCTAAATTAACACTATTATTTGTTATATTTTTAGCTATCTTTAATACTTCAAGACTAACTAACTTATGTATTGTTTTTAATTGTTCCTTCCCAGTCTCTTTTATATCTGCGTCTTTAAATACTTCATTCCTACATTCTCCTTTAACCCAATTCTTATTTTTAGAATTTATTTGATTGAATATTTTAGCATACACTAAATATGTAAAGATTAATTTTTGCATTTTCTCGTTTTCTAATGATTTAATATATTCTATTTCTGATTTAGTCATCTTAACTTCTTTTACCTCTATTAAATCATTATTATTTTTTATAACTGTCTTTACTATTCCTTCGACTAAATCTTCCCAAGTAACACTATTATACTTACTAGAATCATTTTTTATCATAAATTTATTTATTGCTTGTACTATTTGCTCTTGATTCATACTCTGCTTATTATAATGTCTAGCCAATAAGTTAATAGTTTCACTTGGTTTATCTGATACTATACCTTCTTCTAATATTGTTTTTATTTTACTATTTTCATTTAATTCTAATTTCATTATTTATCTTCTCCTTTCTTTATTTCAATAGTATTTAGAATAAAGTTTTCTCCACCAAATTCTACATCTCCATTAATATTATCTAATTCAGGATAGTTAATAATGAAATTATTTTTATGTAATAAATTATTTATTATTTGATTACCACACATATCCCAAACGAATTGTTTAGATTTTTCAGTATTATAACACATATCAACTAATATATTGCAAAGTTCATCTTTATTAATACATTCTTCTTGACATTTTTCTTTGAAGTTTTGTTTTAATATTATCATTCCATCGTTTTTATCTTCTTTACCTACTCTATTCTTTTTAGACAACATTTTAAATTGTGACAACTCAATCATGTATTCTTCATATATGATTTTTATTTTATTATAAGTATTCTTTGTGTATTTTTCATCTGTTTTTAAAACAGTATAATCAAACTTTGTTTTGTTTAATTTGTTTTTAATTCCTTTAAACTCTCTTTCTATTTCTCTGCATATTTTATTCATTACACAATTATTATTACTAACTGGATTTTTTAAGTTGTAATATTTTATGAAACTTTCTTCTATCTCATTTTTATTCTTCTTTTTGAATAATTCATTTAATGAAATTCCAAACTGAGTAATACATTTATTTTCAGTTTCTTTTATAAATTTATCATATGAATTTTTTAATTGAGGATATATGTATATAAAGAAATATGGTTTTTTATCAGCTACAATTTTTGTATTAAACTCTTTTAATTTTATAATTTCTTCATTATCCAATATTTCTCCTGTATTAGTATCTACTTTAATCCTATTTACTCTTGAATCATACCATTCTTTAGGCATAGGATTAGATTTTATGCCCTTGATTTTATCTATCGCACATTGTTGATAATGTTGTCCACACATTATACGATACATTAATTCCTTATATTCTAATGAGTCTTCTTTAAACTTAGCTAATATATCAAACATTTCAGTTATTCTATTTGTAGTTGTACCTATATCATCTCCGAAACCATCTTTGTTTGCTTTAATAAGACTTTTTTCAGTGACTTTAATTTTTTGTGCTGATTTTTGAACACAAAATATAGCCAACAATTTTTCATACGTTCTCAATAGAACTGGATTATCTGTGGTAATAAATGCATCTGAATCTTTGTCAGGCACCGTTCTCAGCATGAGTTGTGGTGTCCCATGAATTTAGTATCAAGCATGTTTTCATATACTTATACCATTGTTGCATTTCTTCTGTAGATGTTACTTGTAATTTTCTTATATTATTATGACATGTCATAGGTGCTCTAAAAGCTATTATTTCTTTACTGTTCTTATCTGACCAATATTTACTATATAATTCATCGGCTTTTAGTAATCCTGTTACATCTAAACCAAATATACTTTGACATAGTGAATAGGGGTCGCCAGATATTATAGCATAGCATCCTTGCATATTTAAAACACCAACTTTTGCATCTTGAATACGTTTCTTTCGCATATTATATACTCTATCTTGTATATAAGGATCATTTAATAATTCTTCATCAACCATTAACGCTTTAACATAATCATCTTCTCCAACAAATGAGTTTTTATCATTCAATTTAGTTCCCTTTAGGAATAGTAATGTTTTTGCATAGTCCATTGTTAAACTGTCTTTGATACTATCTACAGTTGGTTTAATTAATTCTTTAATATCTTCATCATTAAGTTTAAAAGACTGTAAAAATTGATAATTTAATGTTCTTTCATTTTCTAATTCTTTTGGACACATTTTTGTAATACTAAAAGTCCATTCATTTTCTTTGCAACAAGCTAAATAGTGTTCTAATGATTCATAACTGTCCCATAATTTAAGCATGGAAGTAGTTAATATTAAATCAACTTTATTTATATTTCTCTCTTGCCCCCACACATCTTTAACTATTTTTTTATGTGCTATTTGTTTTGCAAATCTCTTAAAATCAAATGTAAAAACCATTCCCTTAGTAAAAGCATTTCTAATACAAAAACCTGTTGGTACAAATTTGTCTTTTAATTCACATTCTTTAATATCTACTCCCCATAACTTACTTAATTGTGGAGATATAAGACCATAACCATCACTATCAATTAATTCAACATCAAAATCTTTTATTATTTCTAAAACTGGTCTTTCTCCTTTAGAATCATCTATTTGTATTATATCTTCTTTGAAATGAGTTATGCAATCATCTACTACCAATATGCTTTTTGGATCTCTAACTGGAACACTCATACTACAAGATAATGCTTTATATGCTTCTAATTTAGCTGGAACTAAAGGTTTATCTAAATCTCTACCATTATCCAATTTTTTATGTAATTGGTCAAATACATCTCTACTAACGTATACTATAGTTTCGTTTTTTATTCCACCTGTAGTTCCTAATAATCTTACAAATTGTTTCCCATTTACAAAGAAACTACATCTTCTATTACATTTATCAAAATCTCCAATTTTATCTATAACCAAACATAAATAATCTTGATTAAATTTCAATCCATTTTTCTTTTTATTTAATTCTTTTATTTTTTTTCTATTTTCTATGGAGTTATCTAATTTTTCAAGTTCCTTTATTTCTTCTTTTATTTTGTTAATTTGTTCATCTTGATTTTCTATTTCCAATATTTCATTAATAAATCTTAGAGTTTGGCTATCTCCTAGTTGAATAACTTCTTTATTTTTTTTAGCTTCTTCCAATGCTAAGTCTAAACTCCAATTATTTTTTCTTAGTCTTTTTGTATGTATTTTAAGTATATTCTTCTGATTAGATAATTGTTTAGACATTCCGTCACCTCACTTATTTATATTAATATATTGTCATTTTTCTCCTTTATTTCTCTTTTAAATTTCCAATAAAACACGCAATTTATTCTGTTATTTATAAATTAATTTATTATAACACTCTTTACATACTCACTCCCTATATAATTTTAAAGGACTTTTTGACATACTTTTGACTCTAATTTCCATTCCAGTCAGATTAACGATAAATTGCATTACTCTCTTTTTAATTCTTAAATATAACTCAAACTAATACAATTAATAAAATATTTACTTAAATCAATACTTTAGGCTTTATTTTAATTTAAATTATCAACTAGACTTATTCTACCTTGTCCACTCTAAAACTTAAATTAAACCCAAAACTATCTCATTTTCTCCTTTAAAATTATATACATGACTACTTATTAAACCTTTGTCTAAATATCTCTTTTTCTTCATCAGTTAATTCCTCGCTAACTTTATAATATCCATTGTCTATGTACTTTTGTTTGTTATTTTTGAACCATTTAAATAGATTTAGATTCTTCCTTGACCAAGGATTAATGTTTGTACCACTTTCTCTAGCCTTAAAATATGTTGCAACTACACCTAAATCTCCTTCATTAAAAACTAATTGAATATCTTCTCTTGTACTTTCATCAGATATTATTTCTACTCCTAGTTTATTTAAATTTTCTATTAGTATGTTTGATATACCCTTCTTTTCTCTGGTGTAAACTAATATATCTTCACTTCTTCTCCATATTGATCCTTCACCATTACAGTAAATATATGTATTCTCCTTATTGGGTTTTAGTGTAGATTGGTCAAATTCGCAAACTGTTCTATACTGACCTATATATCTATTCATTTTATCCCTCCATATCAATTTTGACTTACTTTTTATTAATGAACTTATTAGTAATAATAACCCTTACTTATTTCAAGGTGCAATTTTATTACTCGTTCATCACTTCTTAATTTTAGAATAACTTATGTACTATTTATTTATATTCAATATGTATTATTTATTATTTTCATCTAGCATCTTTTGACACTTCTTCTTATACTGTTCTTCCCATTCAATAGCCTCCATCCTTTCTTTTATGTCAAAATCGTCCTCATATATGTAAGAAGTATCTTTTCTTTCTGTATTTTCTTCCCATATCCTATATTTCCTATAAACAATGTTCCCTCCGAAATCCATATGTTGTTCTCTTTTGCTTGGTTGTCCGTTTTCAGTCATTTTCTTTTACCATCCTTCTTTATTATTTTTTATTTATACATTATTTTATTATTAATTTGCCATTCTGCTTTGTTTTTCGTTCTTTTTATGTATTTGCAACCAGTTATATAGATTTTCAAACTCAATTTCTTCATTTCCTTCAAAAGTATCACTAAAGTTCTTTGGCTTTAACTCACAAAATCTAGCTAATTTAGTTTCATATAAATCTACTTCAACCTTTCTTGACTTAAATGATGCAAACTTTATTACATTATTCATAACTCTCACCTCCTTTATTATCTTTATATTAATTTATTATCATTTTGGAAATCAAGTAAATATCTACTATCTTGTCCATAATATTATTCTAACATATTTTGGGTTTTGTGTCAACATTTTATACATTAATTTGTTACATGCTTAAGTTTTCTTTAATGGTTTTCATTCTATTAATTAGATATTCAATTTTTTCTTCTAATTTAACTCTTTTCAATGATATATCATATGTATTCTCTATTTCAACGTCTGTATTATTTATATAATCTTTAATATCGGTTAATGTATTTGATAAATAATTATTATACTTTTGTATAAAGTGATCTTCTAAACTATTTATATTTCCATTTTCTGTTTTTATTATTGCGTTAGTATTTAACTCTTTGAATTTATCTATTAATTCATCACTAGCATCAAATTTATTATAACGTTCTTTTTCATAACAATGCGTGAAATAATTCCAATCATGAAATATATCTCCTTGTATATCATCTATCATACTACATGCCGTCCACTCGTCTCCATTACATTTTATATAAATACTATATCTTGTATAATTCTTACAGTCATGCCACTCATAATGGTTATATAAATAGTATTTCATTGATTTTACCATAAATTTATCTATATTATTTTCTTCAGGTATATTAAAATTTTCTTTAATTAATGGTTTAATTTCTTTGAGTTCTTTTTCATATTTAAAATCATTTAATTTTTCTAATACTATATCTATATTATCAATACTAAACCATTCATTCTGATAATTATATTCCTTTAATTCTTTATGTAAATATTGTTCTAATTCTAGATTATGTTTATATTCAATATAACATTCTATATCTAACTCTGGAATTACTCCACAAAATTGAAAACTCTTTTTTATTTCACTTAACCTTCTCATTAAATTATTGGTTATACCTATTTTTAATTTATCATTATCTTTATTCTTTATCAAATAAACACCTTTTACTTTTAATTCTTCAAAATTATTATAATGTAATTTGTATTCTGTTTTATTCATTTTTATAAAATCTCCTTTTCATATTTTATTTTAACTAAAACTGTCAAATTCCTACTTTTTGTACATATCTAAATTTTACAGGACTGGTTTTTGTACTTTATTAAAAATTACTGACCGACTTTTTGTACATTTTGAAATTAATTTGTACGAAAAGTAGTCCTGTACTGTACCGTAACAATATATATTAAATATAATACATATCCATATAATAAATATTAATACAATAGAGAATTATTGATTCACGAAAAACTTTTCGTTCACAATGGTAATTTTTCTTCTTTTATCATTTCAATTATTTTTTCTTTTTCTTGTTCTAATAATTTTAATTTTTCTAAATCTATTATAGACTTATCCTTTAATTGGTTAATATTAGTTATTTTCTTACTTATGGATATTTGCAAATTCATAAGTTCTTTATACTTATTACTCACTTTATAATACCCATGTTTATCTCTATCTATTTTTAGACGTTGTAATAATATTTCTTCATTGCCATAAGGAGTATAAAACATTACTCCATTCCTTATTGTTTCATTTCCATTTTTGTCAATTTTATATCCTGCATAATCAAAACTAAATATTTTTAACTCTTTAAAGATACTATTATATTTTACAATTGTATTTTTGGATTTTATATTGCAAGCATTAGCTATACTATCTAATTTTGGATATGCACATAAATAATCTTCGCATTTCTCATCTTTATTTAGACAACTGCATATGTATATGTATTGTTTTACTAAATAATATAAGTCAACTTCGTTATCAATTGAATATTTTACTAATTTATCTATATCTAAATCACAAAACATACAAAAATCTCCATCCATATGATTAATTAGTTGTCCATATATAATATCATTGGCTTTTAATATATTTAAATGTTTAATAGTATAATCATCATTTAAATATATTTTACTTTTGAAATGAACTTGATCCTCATCAGTTAATAGTTGCAATGTATCTATTATAGTTTTCTTTATCCTTGAGTTATATGCTAGTCCTAAGTTATCACATATGGAATTTATACTGAAAATGCACACATCTTTACTACTCCTAGTCATATAAATAATAGATGCTATAGCTAATTGCTTTTCATTCATTATGCAATCTTCACCATCAATATTTTTTACAAATATATTTGGTATCATTGAAAATGGTTTATTGTTGAATATACCTTTTACTTCTTTCATCCAAATACTCTCCCTCCTTTCTTTTCTTTCTAATACCATATTAATCCAATACTTAATATTTGTCAATCGTTTATACATTAATTTATTATTTAAGGTACAATTACCAACTTTGTAAAAAACATTTCTAATACAATTCCTATATAAATACTGTAGTTATAATAATAATCAAAAACATAAAAATAAGAGTAATATTTTCTACTACTCTTGTCATATATTTATATATAGGCTTTATTTGCGTTCATTTAACTCTCTAAGGCGTTCCATTTTTAGACAACAACTAATACCTGTGACTAAGTAAGGCTTTAATTTGAGGGTATAGAATGCGTTTCTTGTAGAGTATTTGATGTAATAATATTAAATCCTACAATCTTTCCTCTTTCTTTTTGTTCATCGATAATTATATTTTTATTTAATACTAGTTCTATTTCTTCAATCATTGGTATTAATAATATTCTTTTAATGTTTGAAAAATGTTTATATGAAGGTAATTCATTTATATTGTATTCTCTTTTAAAATCTTCCAAATGATAATATAACTTTAACTTATTACATAATATCTTTACATATAAATTCAACGAACCACGTCTTATAAAATTCTTTGTACTGTCTATTATATTATTATCATAAAACAATTTAGCTAAAAAGTAATATTGCTCATTAAATTTCAAATTAAAAATAGATGAATTTTCAATTAATACTTGTTCAAATAATTCACAATGCGATATTTCATCATATATTCTTTGAATACCTTTATAATATATCGAGTGATCAAAATCATATTCTTTCATTATATCACTACATGCTATATTTATTTCTTTAGTATTTCTTTCATAATATTTCTTTAATGCTGTTAAAATTACTCTTTGAGATAAAATATTATAATTTAAATTAATATTTATATGTTTATTAAATTTAAAATTATCAACATAAAGAGTACTATTAGAATTACTTGTTATATTATAACTATTGCCTTGATAAAGGTTAATATATTTTAGTTCCACAGATAATAATTCTTTTTCTTGACACTCTTCGATAATTTCAAAGGAGAAATTAAAGTATCCAAAATTATTAAAACCCTTTTGCAGTTCTTTGTTTTCGTGTTTTTTACATTCAAGTCTGTTTATATGATTGCTCCATCGTGTTCCTATATTCTTACTTTGTCCTATGTACGCTCTCCCGTTAATCTTATTTGTAATTTTGTAAATTCCTATCATTTTATCAATCTCCTTATATTTTAATTTATTTACCAATCTATTGCAAGTAGGGAAAGCTACCGATTGATAAAATAGCCTTATCAATAATGAGGAGCGACCTCAAAATTTATCCCTATTGATAGTTTATCAATTATAATATTACTTGTCAACTATATTGTTTTTATTTTGTTTCTGAGAAAATATAGTGCAATAAATCCTATTACACTATATTGAATTTATATAATATTACCTTATTTTTTTGAAAAACTTTACAGATAAAATACCGACTATATTATTTCATTGTAATACTTCTTATCTATTGGTGTCCCACCTTCTTTATACCAGCAGTTTAAGAAATATTCCCTCGCATCTATATTCTTATCATATATTTGTTTTAACATTACGTATCTTAATAGGGCTTTGATATACTCTATTTTTTCTATATTACCGTCTACTATACTGCTAAACTCTAATTCAGTGATACCTATATCTAATAAACCTTCTCTTAATTCACTAAATAAACAATATTTATCTTTTAGATAGCTACCATCTTTAGTCGGCAATTTATCTAAAGCAACTTCTTTAAATTTAGTCGGTTTTTTATCTAAATGAATAACCTTAATTACGTCCTTTTCAATAGAAGCTTCAACAAAATCATATTCATTTAAAATATCTATCCCCTCTTTAATAGCCTGCTTTCTATGTTTTTCCTGTTTAGCGTTCATAGGTATTCTATCCATATATTTTTGTATATTAGCTCTAGATATATAACCATCTCCTAGCCATTTACGAGAAATTAGATATATGTTTTTAGAAATTAGATTTTTGATTTCATTAGCCTTATCTCTATTGTAATAAAGTCGATAATTATTAGCTATACTAAGATATAGAAACATGCTCATTTTGATTTTGGTAACATCTTTTCTTTGATGTTCTTCATTCAAACAATTGTCGGTATTTCTGTGACAACCATTGAAGTATAAGCAATTATCGCAATCATATTCAATATAATTTTCCATACTATCTAGATAACTAAAAGTTTTTTTTGAGTCGGTAATATATCTCTTTTTTACTGGATCATACAGTCCTCCATGATGTTTACTAGATATTTTTGTACCTACTAATCTTTCAATAGATTCCTTAATAGCACTTCTTTGTTGTCCACTAGTACTATTATATCCTAATGAGGTCGCTATATTATCTATAGAAATAAAATCTATCATCAAATCAGACTCAGTAACCTTACTTTCATCTATTTCTAGTTCCAATATACCTTTATCTATCTTACTCCACACATAAATGTCTTGTAATGCTCTTAAAGTTTCTTTATCTTTTAAAGTAGGTACACCCAATGCACCATGACCACTAACTTCAATTCCCCTTTTTATTTCTACACCATCTTCAATAGCAGTCCATTCATATTCAACAAATGTTATTGGCATAGGTTTTCCTTTGTCATCTTTTGCAATTCGGTATGGTGCTAAAAATGGAGTTTGAACAGAATTACCGTCCATTATAGATTCACCATTCCTTAATTTTATAACTTTAGTTTTTCCAATTATTGATTTAAATGCTTCTTTATTTTTGCTACTAGATTTACCCATAAGAATCTCCTTTTCCACAAGTTTATCCACAATAAAATTACGATAATATCAATATGTTGAGTATGTTTTCCACAGTTTATGTTGAATTTAGTTGTTTATAAGTAATATTATATGATAAAATAGCGACTTTGTATAGATTAAATACCGACTACTCATAGATTAAATACCGACTGTAAACACGTTATCAACAGATAGAATACCGACCACAATTGGATAAAATACCGACCTGACATACTCTAATCGTAGTGATACCAGTTAGTTTCAGCCTCCTATATTCTATTTAAACTATTCTCTTCTTAAAATAGTCTTTAGACTATTCACTAAAAAGGAATAAAAGCAACACAACTTCTCTCTTTTCTATTCCAAATAGTAGTCGGTTATTTATCTAATTATTTTTATAATAAAAATTTAGTTATAGATAAATAACCGACTAGATTATTAATAGATAAAATACTTATCAAAATATTCTTCTAGCATATATCTATTTACTCTTACAGTAACATCTTTTGTTCTTGGATTCATATTCATTCCTAAAATGAAATTAACTCCAGTAAATCCTTTACTGATTCTCTTATTACTAATTGAATAACTATCAATTCTCAATCCTAAGCTATATAAATCAAGGTTTCTAAAAATTTCTTCACTATTTTCAAAAATAAATTCATACTTATTTTCTTTGACACCTTTTAAAATTTGCTTAAAGAATTGAATATCTCCGTCTATGTGTAAAAAATTAATATCTGTTTTAAGTGTATTCCACCAATGATACAATGTATTATTGGAGTTTGAAAAGTCTATTTTTATACCATCTTTTATTTCAACTGAAGTTTTTAGAAATTCTGATATTTCTAATTTACGTTTCTCATAGCTTTTATTAACATTGCTGTTTCTCAGATTTTTTGGTTCGTTAATTTTTAAGAATTTTTCAAGAGTAAAACTTTGAAAGTTTAATTCTTCTACTGCAAAAGTTGGTGTTTCATTGTATACAATTGCTTTATTATATTTAGGATTTAGTTTATTGATATAATACTTTTCATATAAATCCATATCTACTTTAGTTTTGCATTTAGCAACAGAAATGTGTGTTATCTCATTACTCCAAGGTTGTTGTGAAATATGAGTTTTTAATCTTGTATAAAAATTAATTGTTTTTCCAATATAAATTAGCTTACCATTACTATAAATATTATATATTCCGTACATAAATTCATGCTCCCATTCATATTAATTTAAACCCACTTCTCGCTCTCATACACAGTCCAATTCTAAAGACAACAACTATTACCTTTAAACTTCTATCTCTATTCCTAGAGCCTGTTATAGTATCAGAAATTAATCTCTATTGTGACAAATATATTCCTATGTTGAGTTGTTATTTCATTAAGTTAAATATTTTAGCAATTATTCCTTTTGGTTCTTGATTATTTTTTATTTGTTCCAATGTTATACATTTAAATTCATTTATTGCCTTGTCATTATCTTCTATGATATCTTTAATGATTTTATTAGTCATATTTTCAAGATTAGTTTGTAATTGTTTAGATTGAGATTCTAATTGCTTTTGATTTGATTCTTTGGTAAGTGCTAGTTCTTGTTGAACATCAGATAATTGTTGTGACAGTTGCATATTACTTTCTTTTTGTAATTGTAGTTCTTTATCTATACCACTCATAGATTCTTCTAGTATATCAGTTATTACTTCGTCAACTGTCATTGCAACTTGTTCTTTTATATCATTTTTTAATATTTCATTGTTTTCTAATATCTGAGTTTTTAAACTATTAAGAAAAGAATTTAATCTCTGTTCTATTTCTACTGATAACTCACTTGATAAGCCATTATATCCAATTAAATCCTTAGATAAATCTTTTGAATCAGGATCAGTAATGTATTCAAATCCATTTTTACTTATATAATCTCTTACTTGTATATGAGAAAACTGCTTATCATCAATTAATTTTTGAATAATCTTAAAAGCCTTAATAGTCTGTTTAGTATATTTTTTACGTCCGTCTATCTTGCGTACTCCACATTCTTTAATATCGCCAAATACATCGCCCCAATATCTAACCCTTTTTTCATCTGCTGGTATTTCTCTAGCTACATCTGGTGCTGTTAAAAATACTACCTTTTCTATGTCTATATAATCAACGTCAATAATATTATTATGCATGTTAAACCTCCATTAAATTAAACTATAGTTATAGTATAACAAATCTATACTCAAGTATACAATAGAATTCAGTTTAAATTTTCTATGGTTCAAATTGACTTTAGTTTAAGTTATTTATACTATAACTATAGTTTACTTTAGAAAAGTTCAATTACAACTATAGTACACTTGAGTTGATGTGGCTATTACGTACTTATAATTAATATATAATATACTAACTATATTAACATTGTATAATCACTATAATAGCATTATATTGATACTTTATAAGCAGTATATATGCATTGTTTAATCATTATGAGTACATTGTATTAACAGTATGATTAAATAATTTTGTGATAGTAGTAACACTTTTAATACATAGTTAGTATATTATTTATATAAAGTATCAAATGATGATAGTAGTATATTGACAAGTGATATGTATAATGGTATTATTTGTCTAGTTAAATGTTATAAGGTGGTGATATATTATGTCTGAATTATTTAATAAACGAGATTATAGAGTATTGGAAGAATTAATTGCTAATAATTGTGTTTCCTCAGTAGCATCATTAAATAGAATACAGTTGATGAATTTAACAGAATTATCATCATCTAAGATACGAAATGTTATTAAATATTTTTTGATGACTGGTTTAATTTTAGAAGGTACTAAAGATGGGCAATTTAAAACCTACTATGTTAGTCAAAATGGAATTGAAAATTTTAAAATAGCACATAATTTAAAAGATCAAGATATTCAAAATATGATGAATGAAAGGAATGAGTAATTGTGGAAAACGTAGTTTTTATTGCAATCGGTCAAGGTGGAGGAAATATAGTTAGAGAACTTGAAAAAGAAGGGTGTAACGCTTTCTATGTAAATACAAGTCTTGAGGATTTGCTAACAATTGATACAGATAATAAAAATAAATATCATATTGATGGACTAAAAGGCATGGCTAAAAATAGACAATATGCCATTAATGTAATTACCCAAGATGATATAGCCGATAAGATTTGTAGAAGAATTTATGAAAGATATGCAAATTCATTGATATATTACTTTGTATATACATTATCAGGTGGAACTGGAGGCACAATGGGTGGTATAATTGCAGAAGCTTTTGGTGAAATATATGGAGAAGAAGGTAAGATATCTAATGTAGTAGCCGTATTACCAAGAGCTAATGAAGACTTAGGAATGCAAGGTAATGCAATTCAAAGTTTAGAACAATTAAGAGATGCTTATAATGATGGTAAGGGTTTTATTACTAATATTCAATTACTTGATAATAATTCAAGAGAGAATAAAATGGATATTAATAGAGATTTTTCAATCACTATGTCCAGATTATTAAACTACGATCATATTACAGCAGAAGGTAATTTAGATGAAAATGAATTAGAAGTTTTACTGACAACTAGTGGATTTACAACAATATTGGAATTTGCCAATGATGATTTTGGTAATGGATTATCTGATGCAGTTAATAGAAGTATATATGTAGAACCATTAAAGAATCCAAAAGTAGATGGAATGATTTTGAATAAAAAACATAAGCAGGATATTAATTTAGAATTAATTAGGGATCTATTTGGTTATGCTACTTTTACACATGACTCAGTTTGGGATGATGAAACAAATATTATCGTTTCCGCAGGTACAAGCTTTAATAATAATATTATTACAGAGTTAAAAACATCATACAAAAGTATAATGGACAAGAAAAAAGAAGTTGAAAAACAAAGTATGGATAGCATTAAGGACGATATAGAGATTGATTTTAGTATTATGAATAAGGTTAATAATACTAAAAGTATTCAATCTAAGACATCTACAACTATAGACCGTACAAAAAGGAAATCATCTTCTATAAGAGATAAATATATGAATCTTGGAAAATAGTTTTATATAAAAATAAAGCCTATTCTAAATATTAATTAAATAGAATAGGCTTTATTTTTATATTGTACAATACTTCATCACCTCATATCTATCATATCCTAGCCATTCTAATAACACTATTCTATCAATATTCCTACAGTAATCGAGAACATCGTCTTTATACCATATATCTATATCAACTGCTTTGCATTTCTTAATTAACTCAATAGCCGAACTTGTATAAACCGAAGTGGTAATAAATATTCCACGCTTTACATTGTCAACAGTACATGCACTTATTAACTTATGAATTAAATTTACTGTAATTTTATTTTCTTCAGCGTAATGCTTACATTCAACATATATGATACCATCTTTATCTTTAATTATTATATCCTTGCCACCATCATTAGTTTTCTTAGTGACTTTTGCATTTAATCCTCCTAATTTGAACATGTACATACAAAATTCTTCAAATTCAAATCCGTCAAGCTGATTTATAGAATCTGATATCAATTTTAACTGTCTGTTTATACTGTATTTTTTACCATCATGACTATCTTTATAATTACTGCGAATTATCCACTCAGAAGCAATCCAACATGCAATTATAAATACACATATAATGCCTAAAATTAAATACATAAAAAACTACCTCCTTTAAGCACATTTTTAGAATAACTGAATATACATATAGTATAAACAAAAAAGAGGAGAGTTATACATGATTAAGAAAATTATATATGGCAGTGCTTGGGGTATTTTGGGAGCAGAAACATTTATGTTTTCTACAAAATTTTATGGATTATATAAAGCTGGAACTATGATTACATTCGCTGGAGGAACTGGAGTCGCTCCATGGTGGTTGTTGATAGAGGGCACAATGGTTGGATTTGCACCTATACTTACAAAACATTTTCTAAAGGCACTAAAAAATGATGGTTTATCCGATGATAGTGAATTGACAAAATTAATTGAAAAAATTAATAAAAGAAAGGACAGATAATAATGGAGTTAAGTAGTTATTTTGCAGAGCATCAAGTTAAAAACAACATAAAAAATAAATGGAAAATATTAATGGAAAGAGTTAATAGTATTGATTTAAGTAAAGATGTACCAACAAATAAAACTTATAGTGATTTTAATAAAAAAGCAAACTACTATGTACTAGAAGATATATTTATAAAACATTATGGATTTGATGTAATAGTAGTAATGCCTTACGGAAAAAGTTTAAATGATTTTAGAAAGTTGTTACCTGCAATCGGGGTAGTTTATAGAGGTGAAGTAATAGCAGAATATAGTTCTACTAAATCAAGTATATACATGAGATGTCATTTGCAAGGATTAGATATTAATGAAATAGACTCAATCAAATTCAATTGGTATAGTGCATTTGCTGACTCTAAAAAAAGGAATGGTAATGGTGAAACATTCAAGTTAGATGAATCTGAAAAAATATATCATCCCACTAAACTAGATAAAAAGGGAAACAAAGTGCTAATAGGTTATAACTTTAAAATTTCTATTCCAAATGGACTTAGTTATGATGTATTGGAAGAAAATATAGTTGATTTAAATAAAATATTTGGAATTTGCTCCCTACATTTTGATGATACTAAAAATCAAACAAGTATAGAAATAATGAATACTAAAGTTCCTGATAAAGAAAAATATGAACCAATTAAAGTTAAACCTTGGGAGTTATATAATGGAATGACACATGCTTATAAGGCTATTATATTAAATTTTAAAACCAGCCCAAATGTTCTTATCGGAGGTTCAGCAGGTTCTGGAAAAACTATATCTATGATAATGGGATTATTAAATTTAGTATTAAGTAATGACGAAAGTTTAGTTCAATTAGCAATTTGTATGCTGAGTGATAAGCAAGATCTTAGAATGTTTAAAAATATAAAACACTGCAAATATTACGCTAAGGATACTAAATCAGCTTTAAAAGAATTAAGGTATCTAAGCAGAGAAGTTTCAAGACGTAATAAAATGTTTGATGAAGTTGATGATAGTGGAAGCATCACCAATGTTTATGAATATAATGATTGTCATGATATAAAGTTACCACTTATATACTTTTGTATTGATGAGGTCGCAAGTTTTGCAGTAAATGGTGCTGAAGAAAATGATAATGAGAAAAAAGATAAAGAAAAATGTAATGCTTTAATGTGGAAGCTTGCTAGAGAAGGTAGATCAAGTGGAGTTTATTGTATTCTCTGTACTCAAAGAGGTTCACTTACTCATATGTCTGGAGATGTAAAGGGAAATTTAGGGAATCAAATTTGTTTTTATTTTCCCAATACTGCTAGTGCATTAACTATATTAGGAGAAGGAGAATTGGCATCATTAGCAATTAGACAAAAGAAACAAAGAGAATTTATTGCAGTTGCAGATGAAATATATCATGGGAAAACATTATATTTAGATTCTAAAATGGTTATTGATTATTTAAAGCCATTAATAGAAAAAGATAAAGAGTTTATGGAATTGGACAATCAAGGGAATATTGTTCAAAAAGAAAATGAACTATTAATTAATGAAAATCAAGAAAAACAACAAGAAAATACTGAAAAAGAACAAAAATCAGAAGAAAATGTTAAAAAAACTATAGATTTTACTAAAAAATCAAGAGAATCAAAACAATCAAAATGGAGTAAATATCAAGAAAGGAGAAAATAAGAATGATTAGATATACACAAAAGGTAAGAAATATACTTAACTTCATAGAAAAATATGGATTTATAACCACTAGAATATGTGCTAATTTATTCTATAAAGATGACAAATGTAAAATAGACATGGCAAGAAGAGTATTAACAAGGTTAACAAACAACAAAGATATAGTAGCTAATAAAAACAAATATGGGAAAGAATTAATATATCAATTTAGTAAAAATACAATATCAGACCATAGTTATTATTTATTAAATCTCTATGCAGAAATAAACAGTATAGTAACTGAAGTGAATTATTTTAAGCTAGAAGAAACTTGGTCACTATCAAAAAGAAGAAGCGATGCACATATCATATTTCACAATAATATTAATGGAAAACCTAAATTTAATTCTTATCTAATAGAATTTGACAAACATCATAAAACCAATCCAAGAGAAAAGTATAACTCAATATATGATAGCGAAGAAGTTCAAGCATGGTATAAAGAACATTACGATATAGATGATTGGTTTCCAGACGTTATGATAATAAACTACAACGGAAAATGTGAATCAAGTGACAGAGAAGATTTTGATATTATAGGTTTAGATTATAATTTTACTGATTTATTACAAAAAATAGTAATGTCATGAGCAATATAGTGGGGTGAATGTTAATTATAGCCCCAGTACATATATTAAATATATGAATTAATTAAGAAAGGAGATTATACAAATGATAGTAACATTTGATGAAATAATCCAAAGATATAACGAAATAAATAACACTAATGTAAATTGTCTTTGTTCCAATACATTTGATTTAGAATCACTTATAGATGGTTTATATGATAATAATGGATTTGAAATCAATGAAGATACTGAAGAAATAGAACTATTTTAAATTACAAAGGAGAATGTAAATATGATTAAAGATTTAATTTATAACTATTATTACAGAAGTTTTATGAAAGAAAATAGCAAAGGTGAGGACACCATTAACTGGAGAAAATTAGAAAGATTAGATAAGATGTGTGTAAAGTATAGTAGATAAAAATTTAAAAATACGAAGGAGTAGATAGTAAATGAACTTAAAATTAAATATTAATAAAAATCAAGAAATTACAAATGAAGATAAAGAAAATATTCAAGTAGGAGATATAGTTATATTAAATGATGATAGCAAATTCTTCATTACTGTAACTAGAAGTTCTTTTTATGCTATGGATTTAGAAAATTTAATTACTCTATATTATGAACATGTTGACGAGTTCTTAGATAATGGTAAATTTCAAATAAAAAGAATTATTAAGAATGATGGTTATCTTATAAAATTTAACTCCAATGAGATTTTACAAAGAGAATATTCAAACAAAGATTTATGTACTGGTAATATTCTAATAATGGATGATGACACTAGATTCATAATTACAGATACAGACGATTGGTGTTCATTTGATATGATTAATTTAGAAACATTAGAATATCTTCAATATGATAAATTACAACATTTTTTAAATGAAGATTATCATATTAAGTGTGTAATTAAAAATGATGAATATTGTATAGTTGAAAAATCAATAATATCAAGAATCAAAGCAATTTTTAAATACAAAAGGAGGAAAATTAAATGAAAAAACAAAGCATGTTTAAAAAAAGTATTAGACAATCATTAATATTTAGTGGTATCTTAGGATTCTTAGCAATGAATGTTCTAATGTTATACAATGCAATGGATACAGTCTTTGAGAGAATTGCTGTTGCAATATTATCAGTAGGATTATTAGTACCAATGATACCTATTATAGTTGTATTCTTATTTAATCTTATTCTAGGTGGTCTTAAATTTATAGGATTAGATTCTGAAGGTAAATGTAATGATACTAATACAAATATGCCAAAGTCAATCCAAAAGCCTAATACAGTGGAAGACAAGCATAAATTAAAGGTTGTTACTACTGATGGTTATATGGAGTTTAGTAATGTACTTAAGGCAAGTGTAAAGAACAAACTAATGAATAGACAATGTATATTACAACTAAAATCAGAATTGATCTATAGACTTGGTACTCATATAGAAGTTTATAAAGGTTTTGAATTTAAGAATGATATGCATGAAATCTATACTCTAAGTAAAAGCTCTGTATTAACAAAAGCTGACTATCAGTACCTAACTGAATTCATAAGTAATAATTTGATTTTACCAAAAGAAGCATAGTTTTCTTAGGTCTAGCTTTATTACTTTGGTAAGTGAGAAATAGATAATATATTTGATTTCTGCATTTTTGCACTAGCTTATATTTCTATTTTCTCCTTACTTTTATCTTACATATATTCTATTTGAGGATTACGTTTAATTAGTAGTTAGACTAGTCCTTTTATTTTGTGCTTATTTATAATCAGTTTTAGTAGTATGTTTCAATTGTATTTTTATTTGTAGTATTCTATATCATTGACTCATTGACCATTGGAGGCTCTAAAGTGAGTCATAGAGGGCTTGAATTTATTCAATAAGATAATAAAAGTAATAGGGGAGGAGAAATAAGAGTAATTAGACCGAAAAGCGAAGACAGTTGTTTAAGGAATTGAATTGCGACTTGTGTTCAGTTTTATGTTTAGGATTGTATACAGTAATAGTATTACCTTATGGATAAGATATTATACATGAATATAATAAAAAGTGTAAATTATTTTTAAGGACTAGCATATAATATATAAAGTAATTGATTTGAGGGATAGGAATGGCAGGCGAGGAAGATTATAAATTAGTAGTTAATACAAGTTTTATATTAGATAATGAAGTTGAGATTACAGTTAAAAATATAAATATAAATACATTAAATAAACTTAATACAAATGAGATTTTAAAACTAATGATGGAAACAAAATGGTACATGTTTGGAATTTATGATAAATGTATTATAAACGATGAAGAGTATGTTATAACTAGCAAGACCAAAAAGAAAATAGAGCTAGTTAGGTTTAATATTAAAAAGGAAAATTAAACATAAAATTATATGTGGTATTTAATAACTCTTTATATAGAGAAGTTAAATGGTATTTAATAACTTATAAGTATATTTATTTAAGGATTACTAATTATATGGTAGTCCTTTTTTATTTTGTATTTATTACCAATTTTTTCTAAAATATATTTAAAAATAGTAACACTTAGCTAATTTTAGTCATATATTACTAATATAAAGAATGAGAAAAGGAGATTGAGATTGGATAATAAACCTATTGTAATTCATGTATCATTTAAGAGAAATAATGATTTAGATATGGAATTATATAATTGGCTCAATAATAAGTCTTCAAAGTCAGGATATATTAAGGATGTTCTTAAACTAGCTATGGAAAATGAATTAAATAAAAAGGATTAGAATATAAAAAAGAAGCCTATCCAATTAAGAATAGACTTAAGATAAATATAACATTTGACTATACACCAATAATATATGCAAATTAATTAATTAATCTATAAAAATGTTATTATCCCTACAACTACTGTATAACAGGTTATTACACCTATAGTAAATGCAAACATTTATAACCACCTCACTTTAAATATAGTATTAACTAAATAAACAATTTTATGTATAAAGGAGAATGTATGAAAGAAATAACCATGAGTATAAATCAATTTTTTGAAATGGAACATGGTAAGATATCTCTAGAGCAAATAATAAAAGATAATAATTTAGAATCCTTTACCACTAAAATTATTAATGATAAAAAGTTAAGAAGATTTGCCATAACTTTATTCTTTACAACTAACTTGCTTACAATACCAGTAGGAGAAACTGTAAAAGAAAAACAAGTTATTGCAACAGGATTTAATAGTTTAATAGAACCAATTCCAACAATTACAAGACAAAGTATATTTGTATTAATGGTTATTATTTGTTGGTATATAATAGGATACAAATGTGCAAAAATATCAGAATATAAGAAATTAAATAATAAGGAGCAAATAGATAATGAAAACAATAATGACAATTGACCAATACAATAAATATAAAACAGGTGAAATTACATTAAGAGAAATTAGAAGAGAACATAGCAGAATAGATAATACTGTATTTAATATAATAACTAATAGAAATTTGTTAGGTATTGTGACTTTAGAATTGATATTTGTAGTTCAAGTTGTAGCTTTAATGTTGATTGGGAATGAAGCGAATCAATTAGGAGATGTTACTGTAGACCTTTTACAACAATATAATGAGGTTGATACTAAGGAATTAATGAAAGAATATTTAGAAATTGCTAGAATATAGATTGTTTTGTTATTGGGATATTATTAAGATCATATTTTGTATGGTCTTATTTTTTTATGTTTTGATTTAGTTTGATTATTTATAGGATTTTATATAGGGTAGGTAGTATATATAGGTACTTAGATTCTGGATTTTAAAATATAGCCCCTCCCTATGGTAGATTGACTTAGATATGATATTTTTAGTATAATTACAAACTGGTATTATTTTTTAGTAGAAATATATGGTTGGTTTGGGTTATAATATTCTTGTGTAGATTATATTGTTTCATTTACTTTTTTTGTTTTTCAAATATTTTATAATTTAATACCTATCAACCACTATTAAGAAACTGTTTTGAACTTTTATTAGTTTAGAATGGTTTCTTTTTTGTTTTGGATAATTATTATTTATGTATTGGTTTTTATGATTATTGAATTTAGACAAGCTTAGAGATGGATTGTAAGATATGTGTTAAGGATTTTAGGTAATAGTTAGTTAGGGAGGATTTTAGAGTGGGAGAATTGATGTGAGAGTGGTTTTGAGTGATGTTGTTATTTTTTTAGATAAAGTGTAAACTTAAAATATATTCTATAGATTAAAAGGAGAAATTATGGCTAAAAAAGTTAAACAGAAATATTATGCAATAAAAGAAGGTAAAGGTGTTAAGGATAAGATAGTAAATACATGGACTGAATGTCAGAAGTTAGTTTTAGGATACCCATCTGTATATAAAAGTTTTAAAACCAAAGATGAAGCTATGGAATATTTGGGTACTGTTAATGTTGCTAAAGTTAAAGAGCAAACTAAAAAGGGTATGGAGTTTACAAAGAAACAAAAAATAACTACTAAAGTTTTAAGTGTAAGACTGGATAGAGAACTTATAGAAGATTTTGATAAGAAGTGTGAAGAAATAGGATTAACTAAAGAAATAATTTTAAAAGGAATGTTAGAAGAATGGTTATTATAAAAATTAGATTATAAATTTAGTTAAGATAGGTATACGATGCGTTGATGTCGTGTGCCTACTTTTTATGTATATTAATAATTGGTTGTAGGTTAGTCATAGTAAGGGTTTGAAGTGGTTTTATATATTGAGTTGATAACTAGTTATTTGAAGTTATGATGTGTTAATCGTCTTAGGTGTTGAGGTTACTGGGTTTGAAGGTTTTAGTAGTGTGAATTGAGGGTATTTTAGGGTATTTTTGATGGTAAATTTTAGAGTGAAATGGGGTAGATAGGGAGTTACATCGAAACATGGGACGAATGAGGTTTGGAGATAATGTTCGTGTTTTGGTTAATCGATAGGGTTTCTGAAAAATGCGTTTGTAGATGTGATAGAGCAACTATTGTGTTCAGATATTGAACTAATAATGTAAAACATGCCCCCACTATACCTATGTACTTACTAGGCAATGAATTATATCCAATCAAATATCATAAATAATCTACTTTTTAGCACTTCAAAACCTGCAAACCTAGTGATACCAACGCTTTCAAATTAATTAAACTAAATAACAATTTAGTGCAATAAAACTATACTGATTAGTATAATAAATATAGCAGTAAATTTGATCCAAGTAATCAATAACTACTATTAAAATCAATCTTTTATCTACTCTTGACTTGTTGGCTGTTGCTGATTAGGTGATGCAGTTTTGAATGATGAATTTTTAAAACACGAACTATTATATTAATGTTGGCTTGAATAATCGTGGTCAAGT